CTCCGGTGAGCTTACCGATTTAGAACATTATGAAATAGGGCAAGAGTTCATACGAGCGATTGTCCAGAAGGATGAGCGTGTGTTGGGCTTCATGACTGAAGAGGCTCAAACAAATCCGGAGTTTTTGCCCTACTTCATAAATGCACTTAAAAAGATCCTAGATGCGATAACTTCCGGTGCGTACAAGATGGACGCTCCTTTAGCCAACGAAGCTAAAGAGCGAATCATCAGCACAATGGACAAGCTAGGAGCGTTAAACAAAATATCTGCGGATCGGGCGAAAATTGGCTATGGAAACAGTGCCAAGACAACCGACACTGCAACCGTTCAAGGGGTTCCCGCCACAGGATTACCTACTTCTGTTCCTCAGAATAGAAGTGGAGTTGGAACTGGATCAGCTAGCCAAACGAATGAGGGAGGAACCACCGGAGCAAGTGGGTTGGCAGGATCTCCCGCTATTTCAACCCAAGGGCGTAGCTACAATGTAGCCACACCGAAGAATACGATGAGCGTCCCAGTTCAGGGGCAACTTGTCGAATTGGGGGATCTTAAATCATCGGCTGGAACAAACCTTCAGCCACGGGACAGGACACGGGCGGGTAACAGGGAACAAGAGCTAAAGATCGCAAGGAATCCGAATCATGCGATGTGGGCTAGGCCGGCTTCTACTTCCGATACCGGTCTTACGATTGTAGGTAAGGATGGTCGTATTTATAGCGGTCACGGCAGGACAAACGCCAAAAACCTTGTTTATCAAATGGCCGAGACACCATCGGCAGATCAAGCATTAGGCCAAAAGAACGCTCAAGGGCTTAGGGATGAGATCAAGAACACGATGCGACAGATGGGCGAACCGGAATCGGAGATAGCAAAGGTCGATACAATGAAACGCCCCGACTACGTGGGTATGTATCAGGGTGACGAGAATCCTAGCAAGATTCGGCAATTCGTTAGGGATTCGAACATCGAGGGAATGAGTGTGGCGGAACAAGCATCATACGATGCGCTTGAGTTTATCGATAATCCCAAGCTGATCAGCAACCTACGGGCCGGATCGAATGGAGAGATACTTCTTAAGCGCAACGACAAGGTTTTATCTGATTTCTACAACGCAATCGGATCTCCTAGAGAGTTAAGAAACAAGAACGGTACTTGGAGCAAGGCTATGGAGAACAGGGTTATGGGCGCACTTATGGCCCTTAACTTTGGTCAAGGTAGCGACACTCTCATTACGACTCTTGCGGAAGATGCGGAAAATCTCGGTCTTATCGGACTCCGTGCCGGACTTGTACAGGCTGGGCCGGATCTAGCGGTTCTTGGTGACGGGGAATTGGACATTAAGCCAACCCTGACTATGGCCGTTGAAGAGTTTGTTAAGTACAAGGAAAACGATGGCAAGATGGAGGACTTCCTAAGCCAAGGGAGACTCCAAGGGATTGAGTCTGAGGCTTCGCCCGAAACTGAGTTCATGATGAGAACCATCGCAGAGAATCCCACGGGCCGAGCGATTGGCGACTTCCTGAGAACCTATGCGGTTTCCGCAGAAGCCATGAAACGGGAACGGCAAGCCTACGGGGGCGGAATGTTCCCTGAAACAGAACTGCCATTGACTGTTATGGATGTCCTTAAAATGGCAACATCCATCGTATCTAAGGGTGATTCGACGCAGACGCTTAGTAGTCCTGCAAGGAATACCGCAGAGACATTGGCAGGAAAACTTTCGGCATTCCTTGATCTTTCCAAGAATCCACAAAAGCAAAAAATCGCCCAATACGTTGCGAACTACCATAAAAACGGTTTATACGGGCTAATTAACAAGATGCTTGAGCCGGTTCCATCCGGAGCATCCTTACCTCCTCAGGCATACCAATTTGAAGAGAGACTTGAGAAGATCCTTTCAGTTGGTGATCCTGCCATCGACATCACGCTTCCGGACGGGAATAAAGTGAATCTGAACGGAGTAGGAGCAAGCAAGGTACTGGCGAGTTTCTTGGAAGGCGTAAGCAAGCAACAGGATAACTTTAGAGATCTTATTGGAAAAGTAACTGCCGGAAGAGACTGGATTGCGCTAGTTGCATCTCCCAAAAAGATGAAGAGGCTTGCAGAGAAAATCATTTTCGAAAAGAAGGGCGTAGTTGCAGATGACGCAAAAGACATTCTTCGGGCCACGATTTCCGTCAATACGCTGGATGAAATGGATGAGGCGATTGCTGAAATCCAGAAATACGCAAGAGTAACACAAGACAAGAAGAACCTTTATCTGGATACCGAGAACACCGGCTATGCCCACCGGTTAATTCTTATTGAGTGGGACGGATTAAATTGGGAGGCAGAAGTACAGATTAACTTACCCGAAATGTTGTTGGCTAAGGATATTGGACATCGTTTCTACGAAAAGATTCGTAGCCTTGAAGCCTTGGCTACAACTATTCGAAACAGTGAAGAAGTTCTAGCTATCGAACGTCAGATCGAAGAGTTACAAGGAAAAGTAGATCAGGTTTGGCGAGGCGCACGGGACTTGATCACCAAACGCTTAAACGCATCCAAGGATCTTACCCGTGGAGCCTCGAACGTAGAGACAAGTGGAAATCGAGTAAGCGGAACATCATCGCAACGCCAAGCCCTTACTCCAAGTACTGCGACAGGGGTATCATCAACGTCGAACAGCTTGGTTTTAGGATCAGAAATCAATTCGTCGAGATCCGGAACTCTGGAAGGATCATCAGGTGTTGTTGGCATGACAACAATCAATAGCCAGAAATACGCAGTTCCGCAACCTGAAAGTATCGTTTATGCAAATGTTGAGGATTTTAGGGGTACGGTCGATAGTTCTAGGTTGGCAAACGTGTCAGAAAACGAGGCTTCGCTTGGGATTATCTTCAATACAAAGGCATCAGGATCATTCGTCGTTAAGCTAGATAAGCTGATTTCGCCGGTAAATGAGCTTAACGATGAGGGATTTGTAGCAGGAAAGAAGGCGGATCCACGGCAAACAGCTATCAATCGCATGGTTTCAAACCTTAATGGAGAGACATTTACACCAAGAGAACCCATTGACCTTGCGGATAATGGGGACGGCACTTACACAATTATTGACGGAAATGCTACCTCCCAAGGACTTATGTTGGCAGGATGGCAGAATGCGGTTGGAGTTGTTAAGGAGTTTGCCCTTTCAGCCCCCCGTCGTAACACTCAAGACGCTAATCAATTAAGCCTTTTTGACGAAACCGGCAGTGCTTCGGTGTTGTCAAACAGCAAACAAGGGGGTATTGAAAGTGGAGAACAATATGGACAACCAAGAACAAGACAATCAACCGAAGAACCCGCCCGAACTCAGGACGGACTACGAGGGAGCGATGAGCTTTTTAGCGAATACGCCAACCGATCAACTCAACCAGCTAGCCAAGAATCCGGCACTCCTAGAGAAGTTTATCCTAGAGAGGTATCCGGAGATGGAATGGATTCAGTCGGACAACGAGGCGGAGTCGAGCCAACAGGCGGAATTAGATCAGGAGACGGTGTACAAAGCGGAACGCAAGATACTAATCTTATCGAAGGAGAATCCGGAAGCGTTGGCAGTAATCAAGACAGTGCTAGAGAAAATCTGCCCGTTCGAGTTAAACCTACCGTAGAACGTCCTGCGGAGGGTACGCCGGAAAGAAATCACGAAATCACCCCTGAGGACATACTTGCCCCAAAGGGTGACGTAACAAGACTCAAGACAAACATATCGGTAATTCAACTACTCAAAAAACTTGAGTCAGAGGACAGGAATGCGACAACCGAAGAGAAGAAGATCCTAGCTCAATACGTTGGCTGGGGTGGTTTGTCGCAAGCCTTGGATGAAGATAAGGCGGATCGAGCAAGCAGGATTGATGAAATGCGTCGATATGGATATTACGACGAAGAGGAAATTAAATCCGTAGAGAACTGGAATAAGAAATACGGGAAGTATTACAATGAAGTAAAAGATCTTCTTTCCGAGGATGAGTTTAGATCTGCAAAAGCAAGTACAACTAATGCTCACTATACGTCGCCTAAAGTCATTAACTACATGTGGGATGCGGTTAGGAAGTTGGGATTCAATGGTGGAACAGTACTCGAACCCGCCGGTGGGATCGGTCACTTCTTTGGGCTAATGCCTAAGGACATGGCCGATGCGTCCTACACAAAGGCCGTCGAGCTTGACTCTCTATCCGGAAGGATCATGCGGAAACTCTATCCCGAAACCGACGTTCAGATCACAGGATTCGAAGATGCAGACATTCCGGACAACTCCATCGATCTCGCAATATCTAACGTGCCTTTCGCCAACGTTCAAATGTACGACTCAGGGCTTGAGGCTCAGGGTGCGCCTAAGTTGTCGCTTCATAACTATTTCTTCGCCAAGGCACTTGAGAAGGTTCGGCCCAGCGGGGTTGTAGCCTTTATCACCACAAGCAACACTCTGGACGCCAACGTGGTTCAGAGAAAATGGATTGCAGATCACGGGGAACTGATTGGAGCAGTAAGACTTCCAAACACTGCATTCAGCGAGAATGCCAATACAGAGGTCACGACGGACATCATCTTCATCAGAAAACCGGACGGCAAGATGCCTAGCTTCAATCCGGAATCGTTCAAAAGCACAAAAGAAGTGTCACTAGATAACGGTGGAACAGTGAAGATCAATGAGTACTTCGACCGGAATCCAGACATGATTCTTGGCCGACTTGCCAACGACGGATCTATGTACGGTGGCAAGGAAGAGATGACAGTACGTCCTTTTCAGGACGGAAGAACACTAGAAAGCCTTCTTAGCAAATCCCTAGAGAAGCTATCCGGCGACGTGATGGGCCAGAGTAAGCCGGTTGATCGGGAGGCAATAACAAACGAAGAAGCGATGCGGGGCAAGAAGGTTGGCACTCTAGCGATGCTTGAGGACGGGAAACTTGGGATAGCCGGAGTAGAGAACTCAGATGAAGAAATCCTTAGTCCCAAAAATCGGCCTATCGCCACGGGATTCATTCAAGTCAGGGACGCCCTAAATGAATTGTATCGGATGGAAATGGATCCGGAATCTCAGGACGCCGAGATTGAAGATCAACGGAAGGCACTGAATGTTGCCTATGACAACTTTGTGGCACGGAATGGATCATTCCATGCAAATAGTAAGCTACTAGACTTTGATCCCGATTATTACCGGATCATAGGAGCCGAAAATGAGGTAAAGTCTGATAGCAAGGCCGAGAACGTTAAGAAGTTCCTGACTAGGAAAAAGAACTACACGAAGGGTGATATTTTCACAAAGCGGATCCTCACTCCAAGGCAGGAGCCGACTTCTGCTTCATCCGTTGAGGATGCCATGGGCATATCCCTCGGTTGGAAGGGTACTCTTGATACCGACTACATCGCTGGATTGATTGGGAAGTCAAAGGATGAGGTCGAGAACGACATTCTTAGCAAGGGTATCGGGTTTAGGGATCCAGCTACCGGCCTTGTGTCCACAAAGGAAGAATACCTGAGTGGCAACGTAAGAAAGAAACTTAAGATAGCCGAAGAAAAGGCCAAAAAAGACAACAGTTACGAGGCAAACATCGAGGCACTAAAGAAAGTGCAACCGGTAGATGTGCCGTTCTCCGACATATCAATGAACCTTGGGGCGAACTGGATCCCGACGGACATCATCTCTGACTTCGGGAGAAGCATACTCAAGACACGGGTTACAGTCACGTATAGCAAGGGGGTTGGGGATGTTTCTTCAGATAGGTACACGGTTACTTACGGATCCGACGGCAAGGGCGCAAGATCAATGGCAGACCTTCCCTCAGTAGCCACAAGTATCTACGGAACCGATAGAATGTCGGGAGTTCGACTGCTTGAGATGGCACTTAACATGCAAACGCCGATGGTATTTGACACAATCGACGAGAAGAAGGTTTTGAATGCCGGTGAAACCGAAAAGGCAAAACTTGCCATGGAGAAGATCAAGGAATCTTTCGCCCAATACGCATCATCCAAGCCTGAAGTCTCTGAAGAACTTGCAAAACAGTACAACGAGAAGCGGAACTCCCATGCGTTACGTCAGTACGATGGTCAATTCCTCACATTCCCGTGGCTTGCCAAGGGATACGACTTATATCCAGACAAAAAGAACGTGGTTTGGAGGGCTATTCAGGACGGCAAAATGCTTATTGCTCACGGGGTTGGAGGAGGAAAAACGGTCATCGGCACTGCTCTGACCATGGAACTTCGTCGCCTTGGACTAGCCAAGAAGCCGATGATCGTTGTCCACAACGCTACTTTGGAACAGTTTGCCGGAACGATTGGAAGAATGGCCCCGACTTCCCGTGTCCTTGTTGCCCGTAAGAAAGACTTCGAAAAGAGCAAGCGCAAGGAGTTTGTGGCGAAAATAGCCTCAGGAGACTGGGATGCGGTCGTGATGGCCCACTCAACCTTTAACCAGATCAAGGACGATCCGGAATACGTAAAAAAGATCACCTATGAGCTTATAGATGAGCTTCGGGATGCTATCGCTCAAACCATGAGTGAAAGCAACGAGGTTAGTCGTTACGGCAGGATCTCTAAAAAGAAGGATCCATCCGTAAAGGAGAAGGAGAAGCAGATCAAGAGGCTCGAAGAAAGACTCAAGCGAGTACAAGAACGCAAGGTCGATGATGTCCTTACGTTCCAAGAACTAGGGGTGGACGCTATTATTCTGGACGAGGCGCATATCTACAAAAAGATGCCTTTCGTAACAAAGCTGAAGAATATCGCCGGCATCGATAATTCGCCCACCGAATCAGGAACAAGCCTATTAACCAAAGCACGATTTATTCAGGAAAAGAACAAGGGCCGGAATATGTTCACGATGACTGGCACACCGGTAACAAATACCCTTGGTGAAGTTTGGAATCAGGTTCGCCTTATCGATCCCGAACTATTGGCCGAGTTTGGTTCATCTAGCTTTGATTCGTTTGTTTCTACATTCGCAGAGGTAGAGAGAAGCGCAGAACTAAGGGCCAACGGAAAGTATAAGAGCATCCAACGTCTATCGAAATTGGCTAACTTGCCTGAGTGGAACAAGATGTTCCGGACTAGAGCAGACGTCAAGATGGGCGGGGATATGGTCGTAAAGAACCGGCCCGAAATCAAAGACGGCAAACCTGACCTTATTGCGGTCGAGGCAACTCCTCAGGTAATCGAATACAAAAAGATTATCGATAGAATCATTGACGACTTTGACAGCATGGATGGACGGGAAAAGAAGGAAAACAGTCATATTCCGCTAGTTACTTACAATGCTTGCAAACTTGCATCAATCGACATGCGTTTGGTGGATGACAAGGCAAAGGATGAGGCTGGGAGCAAATCAAACACCATGATTGAAAAGGTGTTCGAACTCTACAAGAGAACGAATGATTACAACGGAACCCAAGTAATCTTCTCTGATCGTTACCGGCCCATGAAAACGGAATCCTTGTCATTCAATGGATTGGATTCGGGCGTTGAAACTGATGACAGTGAAGATTCGGGAATGGATCTTATTTCTGGTGTAAAAGAGGAAGAAAAAGAAGAGCGTGAAGCGGAATTCATGGGCGGATTCAACCTTTATACAGACATCAAAGAGAAGCTGATCAAAAAGGGAGTAAAGCCTGAAGAGATTGCAGTTATTAACGATTTTAAGACCGATCAAGCAAAAGAGCAGTTATTTGAGAAGGTGAACAACGGAACGGTTCGCATCATTATTGGATCGACGCAAAAGCTGGGAACTGGCGTGAACATGCAAGGCCGGATGATTGCCGGACATAACTTGGACGTGCCTTGGACTCCGGCAGAGATGGAGCAACGGGACGGGCGGGTAATCCGTCAGGGCAACATTCACTCAGAGCTTGGCATACCGGTTGAAATCTACCGGTACGGCATGAAGGATACGTTGGATTCGGCCCTTTGGCAGAAGCTAGAGTTTAAGGAAAGATTCATTAAACAGGCATTGAGTGGAAAGATTAGCGGTCGTGTCATTGAGGATGATTCGGGGCTTCTCAGCCTAGCAGAGCAAAAGGCCATCTTGTCCGGCCCAATGGGGCTTGAGAAGTTTAACACAGAGACAAAGATCCGTGAGCTAGAAAATCAGGAACGGGCATGGGTTCAATCCTCATTCGATGCAATTCAGGCCGGCAAGAATGCCGAGCTTCAGGTCAAGGCATACGAAAACAGGCTTAACCAGACAAGGGAGTTCCTAAGCGAAGTATCAAACTGGACGCCTGAGCCTACGGCCATGATCGAAGGCGTAGCATTGACTAAAGAAAACGACATCCGTGACGCTATCCAACAGTACTTTGATAAGCGTAGGGATCAGGCCGTCCAAACCGGAAAATCATTCCCAGCATCCGTAGAGGCAAAGAAACCACTTGGCGAGTTCACATACAACGGAACAAAAATCACACTTTCGCCGGCTTCAGTAGATGAGATTCTAGGTGAACCGGATCCCAAGAAGGCATTCAAGGTTGAAACCGGAGTCATGGTCAATGGACGTGAATTAGGTTCGAAGGTAAAGAGCGCAGGATACGTGGTTAGCGCATTGAGGGATCTCGTTAAGAACCTCAAGAGTTACGAGAAACAGTTTATTAACGGCATGGAATCTGCCCAAGAGACGGCAGATTCAGCGACAATCGCATCCTCCAAGGCATTCCCAAGGAAGGAAGAGCTAGATGGTCTTAGGGCTAAATACGCCAAGATCATGGAGGATTACACGGACAAGGGTAAGACAAAGAGGGTAGAAGCGGAGCAAATGCAGTTGAACGCTCCCGCCCTTACGCCAAGTAAGGCAAGCCTACTCTCCAAAGATGCGATGAACCTAATCGAGCCTATCGCTAGGTCGTTCGTTTCCCCGCAGACATCGCTAGACGAGGCTATTCAGATTGGCCGGATCGCACTCATCAAAGCAGTGCAGGGATTCGATCCGAATGCCGGTGATTTTGATAAATATGCAAAGGCAGTAGTCCGGAACGCACTTAAAAAGAACTACTCTAGGAACGAGGCAACGGCCCGTGAGATCTCCATGAGATCCATGAACATTGACTCTCCGGTGTCCGGCGAAAGCACGGCCCCGTTGGGTAGCATCATTCCGGACGAAAACCAGAGCTTGCCGTCGCAATCCGCTATCACAAACGACGCACAAAGACTCATGCAGACCATGATTGACGGACTGCCGGTTCGCCCACGGACGGTTGTATCGGCATACATGAATGGGGAGGGAGTCTCACAAATCGCAGAAAAGATGGGGATTTCCCGACAATACGCTTTGACGATGCTCAACAACGCCCTTTCAGTACTCCGGAAAAGGTTGGCAAAGGTAGGGATCGAGGAAACTAAGGATCTTATTTCAGGATCCACACGGGAGATTATCTCTAGGCTCAATTCTCCCCTTAGGGCAATTACAAGGGAAGAGGAACAGGCTCAGGCTGAGTATCTTACCGAATTGGCCCGTAGCAGGGGATTGACCTTAGATCAGTTTGCTACGGAAAGAATCGATGAGTTCCTAGATAGTGCAAAGGCTTGGAGACAGGCTCATCCAATTCAGGACGATGAGATGCAAATGCTTGGATCTTCAACAAGACAATCCAAGTCAAAGTTTAGACTTCCGAACAACAAAAGATATGAGGCAGAGCAGTTTGAATTAGGATTCATGAAATCGATGATGGAAGTTGCGGAAAAAGACCAAACCGGAAAAGGAGATATTTCAGAGGAAGGCAAAAAGTTTGTAATAGAAGCACTTGCCGAGTATCTAGCGTCTAAGACGTCCTTGGATAATGTGGCTAAGGGGCAGATCCAAACAGATAAAAGCCTAGATAAATATCCCGATCTTAAGTGGTCGTTTGAGAAGTTTGGTAAGATAGCCCAAAACAATTCTATTATGGAGGACATCAGGATAGAAAATAACAAGAAAGTTAAAGAAGCCTACAAGGTACTTGAGCAGAACGAGAATAATCGAGTGATTGCATTTGAGAACGATGAGGGCGAAAAACTTCTTGTATCGAAAGCAATTATAAATCCTGAAGATAAAGTTGGAGTAAATGATTTTAATTACAAACAAGTTCCACTTACGGATTTCAGGAACACGGCATATCGGATAACCAGATACACAAGCAGTTATGGTATTCTTGGTGCGATTGTATCCCCAACAACCGTAATTACCCCCGACGGCCAAAGCATAACACCCACTTCGCATTCGGTTTTCCCGAACAAAACTCAGGCGATTATGAGTGCTATGGGCGTAAGAAATCCCCAAAGAGAGATCCACGAAGGGTTCAAACCCATGGAATCACTTTTCTCACCCACTCGGAATCCTGACATGGATGCCGTTGAAGAGTACATGGATTATCTAGGTAAAGAGTTGCCTGAAACGAATGAGCTAATCAACAAGGCAGATAACGAACGCAACAGATTCAAAATCACAGGAAACCCAACGCTAGCCAACCCCGCTAAGGGCATGGGGCGTAACCTAGTGAATGCGGTGGATGAGGCCCGAAAAGACATCCTGCAACGCCGGCCTGACGTTATCGTGATGGCCGAGGCCCGTGCGCTACTCGCAAACGACGAGGAAGGCGTAAAGCGCATGTTGCTCGAAAGGGCAGTGGATCCATCTCAAGCCGGACTGCCTACCGACGTAGAGGTGCGATCCGCCAAGTTGCTTGTTGAAAAGCTGGCACGTAGGGCTATGACTTCGGGCGACGAGAAGGCTCAACGAGAGGCTTCTATCTTGGCCTACGCCTACCGGCAGACCGGATCAGAGGTCGCAAGATCACTCAGGGCCAGAATCGACGACTACAAGACACCGGCAGAACGACACAAAGCATTCCTGACAGACTTAATCTTTAACCCGACGAAAGAAATCGAGCGAAAGATTAAGTATGCCATCTCTCCTGCCGAGAAAAGCCGGAGGATCCAACAGCTTGAGGCCCAACTCCTAAACGAATCGAATCCGACTACGGAAGAGGAACTAAAGAGGGTTCGGAAAGAACCAGATTCGAACGACATTCTCCAAAGTGAAACTGCCAAGAGGCTAGCCAAGATTGAAACTGCCCTTGGTAAATGGGGGGTTACGCTCGCCGATCTCTTCTCCGGTGAAGTTCAAGTTTCACTCAAGACATCCAGCATGATTGACAACACCTTAAAGGGGCTTAACCCAAGGGAAGTTAAGGCAATTCGGATGATCCAACAGAGGAACGACGTTTCGAAGATCAAGCGAATCACCGGACTCAAGGCCGAGGAAATCGAAGCACTCAGGCAGTCCGTAGCGGAAGAGATTCGCCAAAAACTCATGCCTAAGACCCGTCGTGGGGCAACAGTCGAGGACTTGGCAACGGAAGAGCTAGGCGCAAGCGCATCCTACGGGAATCAAAACGTTTCTGAGGCCGATGCCTTGCGTCAAGCAGACCGGATCCTTTCGGCCATGGGGCTAGATGACGCATACACCAAACCCAACATGTTTAAGCGTCGCAGGGCTAAGGTCGCTCCCGCTGGGCCAAACTTCCCACGTCCAGAACTTACTGAAGATGGATACACTTTCGATATTACGGATGCAATTCAGGTCAAGCGTGTGGCAAGAGCGATCCAGACAGTAGAATCATCAATGGACGACATTCTGGTTGAAATGTGGGTTAATTCGATCCTATCGGGAGCCAAGACATTCATCGCCAACTTATCTTCAGGGCCGTTTTCGGTCTATGAAATGACAGTCGGAAGAGGCATTCAGTCTATGGTGAACCTAGCTTTCAACGATCCTAAATCTGCTTCTTTCGGTGAGTTCAAGCCCTTGGTAGCGGGTATCTCTCCGGCCATCAGTAGGGCATGGTCAAATGCGGTTGCCACTTGGTACACCGAATCAGGCTTCTTTGAAGAGGACATTCTGGATCAACCGATCAAACTCTTGGGTGAACTTGATAGGCAGGGTGGCGTTACTACAAGGGGAGTAAGTATTTCTGGTGCAAAAGGCAGATTCATACGAATCCCAAGCCGGCTTCTTTTGGCGACTGACGATTTTGTAAAGACAATGACGGCACAAATGGAGGTTGGCGCACAAGCCTACCGGATGGGCAAGGCAAACGGGCTTACCGGTCAGGAGATGGAAAGGTTTATTAGGGAGCAAGTGAATACGGCAGGGAGCGATGCTTGGATTAAGGCATCGGAGAAAGCGTATGCGTACACCTTCCAAACCGAGCTTCCAACCATCGGGGAATCAAAGAACGTTATGGATGTTGTCGGGGCTTCTGCCCGTGCGCTCAACAAGTTCGTGAAGGCCCGTCCAGAGTCAGAGGTTGGTCGCATGCTACTCCGGCCCTTCCAGCTAATTTTCCCATTCATTCGGACACCATTTAACCTCTTGAAAGAGGGAGTTAAGAAAAGCCCACTAGGACTTCCGGACACCCTGATCTCTATCGGAAGAGGCATAAGGTTCGACAAGGATGGGATCAGCTTATCCTCAGACATGAAACCCGAAGTAATTGAGAACATCTCGAATCAACTGGTTTCATCCATGGTGACTGCCGTGATATGGGGAATGGTCGAGGGAGACGATGACGACGATGACAAATACATCGTAATCTCAGGATCTAAACCTTCCAAGCTGACCGGACAAGGGGAGAGGGATCTAGCCAACAGGACTCTCCCAGCCATGACGATTCGGGTCGGATCCAAGCAGTTTAGCTACGCTCGCATCGATCCGCTTGCCACTGCTCTAGGTACTACCGTGGATATGATTCGGGCAATCAAGAAGGGCCAGCAAGGACTCCCGCCGGCAGAAGTATTGGCGATGTTCCAGTCCTACTTAATGCAAGCGGTTGAAAGTAAGACATACATGAGGGGGATGGATGATCTTGGCAACCTCCTCAACGGACAGAACAACGTTGGGACATGGACAGCAGGACAACTTGGTACAGTACTTGTTCCCAATCTTATTCGCCAACCCCTCAGAGAGATGGATCCTTACGTGCGGGACACCAAGACCGGAAAAGACACCCTAAAGGGGATAGCCTACTCCGTTCTCCCTGCTCCAATGCTTGCGCCTCCCCCGCTAAGGACTCCTGAGGGAGTCGAGATTAAGAAGCGTGGAAACGCACTTATCAGGGCAATCAGTCCAATTACTTTCGAGGATGCGCCTGAGCCTTCAAAACTTGACCAGTTCATGATGAAGTATAACCGCAATAATCCTTCCGATCCGTTCTATGTATCTAGGCCAACGGCATCGTACAAGACGCTGACAGGCAACGACAAGAAGATGACTCCTGAACAGTATAGCAGATTTACCAAGTCTGCTGGTGAAAAGGCGAAGATGGCCGTAGCTCCATTGTTAGGCATGGGACAAACCCCTGAGGCAAAGGACAAAATCTCTAGCGCAATCCAGAAGGCTAGAACCGACGCAAGAAGAGAGCAGTTCGGAATCCCGTTAAAAGATTTACTGAAGGAATAGCTTGTCGGCGAAACAACAACAAGGTATAGGAGTAGATCTTTATGGCAGAACAAATCGAACAATTCTTAGATAAAACGGACGAATCAATTAAAGTCGCTGGGGCAGATCCGGCGTCACCACTATCCGGTCAGGCTCAAAAAGTGCCTTTCCCAACGGCTTATTCGTTGTCGGCAGAGCAGGAAGATCGACTCGTAAATCATATTCTAAACCGACTTACTGCTCTTGAGCAGGAGAGTGGTCGAAACATCGTTCGAGGAACCGGATGGTATCGCACAAGTGAGGTAGCGAGGGGATCTGCCTCTTTTATGGGGCGCAGGGAGCTATTCGAACTCATGTATCACAATCAGGTCGATTGGCGTCCTGCCTCGCTGGGCGGGATCTTTGAGGATAGTAACTTGACCGTACCGATCACCCGCCGAATTGCCCGTCAGATGGTTGCTAGAGCAAACAACTACTTCTTCAGCACGGATCCGTGGTTCTCGGCCTACCCGCAGGGAGCAAGCGACGCAGAAAAGGCGCATGGCGTTGAGCATTATGTTCGTTGGAAACTAGACAAATCCGACACGGCAACAAAACTTCAGATGGCCGTAGAATTAGCCTTCATGCGGGGTGAATGTATTGTAAAGACCACTCACGCATCCAAGGAACAGATTTACAGGAGTTTGGCTAAGGTATTGGTAGATCCAACCGGTAAAGATATTCTAGCTCAGGACGGTGATTACATCCTTGAGACTGACGCTTTTGATACAAAGATAATTTCAGATGAAGCCGGCAATCCGGTGGGCATGCAGACTGTATTACGCAGAGACGGCGTTACAGAAATGCCGGCAACACCGATCTATGAGGAAAAGATTATTACCCGTAAGGCTACTATTATGCGTGGGCCTGATGTCGGACTTGTTTATTTTAAGGACTTTATCTGTCCTTTGAATGCCCCATCAGTAGATGAAGCAGATATTGTAGCCCACTTTTATGATGTTCCGGTAGCAACGCTATCGGATCTATACCAACGCAAAAACCTATTGGACATGTCCACAGAGCAAAGCGTACTAGCAACAAAGAGTGCTATTGAGCTAATCAGGTCGCTTGCCGGTGAATCCGGAACACCTAAAGCCGGTATTAGTCAGGCTAAGACCGAGCGTGGGGAGACAACCCAAGCCCCTAACACTGAGAATCCTCTGGTTGAGGTTGCTGAAGTTTATATGACTTACGACGCAGACGGAGACGGGATCCTTGAGGAAATCATGGTTCTAGTTGATGTTAAGAATCGTCGAGCATTGTTCTATGACTATACGGCAAACCTTACCCCTGATGGTAGGCGTCCATTTACAATCATCCGGTGCAATCCGGTGGACGGTCGTTGGTATGGGATCGGGTCAGTTGAAATGTTTGAGCCTAGCCAAAACTTTGTCGATTTGACGATTAACCGGATCTCTTTCGCACAGGGAGGATCCGGACGTGTTACGTTCTGGCAACCAGACGCCACACTTGAGGGAAGATCCAATCCCCACCTTGTTCTAAACAATGGTGGTACTTACACGCTGGCACACGGCAAAACTCCTAAAGATGCCCTTGAGTACGTGGCCCTTCCTGAAGTTAAGAGCGAATACCTATTTAAGATGGTTGAGTTCTTCCTTCAGGTTGTGCAACTCGAATCAGGGGTAGTAAATGCCGGAGATCAGCAGTTTGCAGGACTTGAGCCGGCCAAGCTAGCCACTGGCATACGTAACATTGAGAAATCAGGTCAGGAGATGTTTGCCTTGTACCTATCTCACTTGGAACAAGGTGTTCAGCTAGTCTTAGACCGCTTAGTTAAACTGATTTTCAGAAATATGGACTCCAAAGAGGTGTTCACTTATCTGGAAGGAGACAAGGCTCAAATCGGATCCATTACGCCGGAGGAGGTTGCTAACCTTGATATGGATGTTCGACTGCTTCTGACACGGTATCGTGGCGAGCAGATCCTACAATCTTCCACCCAAGGGGCTAACTTAGTTCAGCAATTCTACGCATATCCGCCGGTGATTCAGCAGAAGGTAGCAAGCCTTTACATTCAAATGCTAAAAGCCCTTCAAATTGCTGATGCGGAAACGATCATAACCCCCTTAGATCCTTCCCAAGTGCCACAAACTCCCAATGGATAAGAACGAGGCACGGGATCGGTCGATAACAGTAGCGCAGGAAACGATAGCCGACATTAAGGCACTTCGACAAAACCAGTCGTTTCAACGTTACTGGGTAAGGCGTCTAGGTGGAATTACGGCAGGACTGGCACAAGGGATTTTGGACGAGGAAAAAGACCAGAACACCGTCATGATTAACCTAGAGAAGTACCGGCAACTTAAAGCATTGTCTCGCATGATGGATGAGGACGAGGCATCTGCGATGAGAGTACTTCAATCCGAGGTAAAGAAATGAGGGATGACATCCGGAGAATCCAAGATGATCTTCAACGGCAACGGCAAGATCTTCAACGGCAACGGCAAGAGGTAGAGAGGTCTGCGTTCCTATTAAAGAACACTAGGCCGAGAGTATTTTCAGGGGAGGACGGATCTTACAAGTCTCCAAACAAGAGGTTTGCATTCGGCAGATCAGACAGTGCTTTATTGCCACCGTTTTCTATCACAACAAGATCAACTGGCATAGGTGTTACCGCAGGAGCTATAAATGGAATTATTCCTAGCAATCTATTTGAATTTGGGACTAATAATGAGAACTGCACAATTATATGCCAAGGAAACACTTCAAATGGTGTAGTGACATCAGCAGAATTGATAGAAGGCCCGCCTCTTGGCAAGTCGCAAGAGGCAAGCACGGGAAGTGCGCCAACAAAGGTCTATGTATCACTGGTTAGAATACAAAATAAAATCCCATCTCGATTAGTACTAGGAAGTATTACTGCGTATGTAACATTTACAAATTGTGGACTGACCTACCCCCCATCATATATCTTTAGCTGGGGGTACGAAGGGTAAGTATGGCATTCACAATTTGGCCGATAAAGTTTTATCATGATCAAGTTAGTACAAATTATGTAAATAATAAAATAAATAATTCATCGAATAAGAGTGGTGATATTGTTTTTTATTGGAATGGTATAAAGGTCGAAGGTTACGATAGGGGTCAAACAAACCGTGGCGAAGGAGGAGGTGGGGCATCGTCTCAAATGCCTCCACAAAAAGTAGATAAATTGGTGGGCGCACAACTAACAGGAGGATACGCACAGTCGGTATCAATGAGTGAGGTAGGCAATGGCATTTATTTTATGCCTTGGCCTTTCCTTGAAGAACCAGATAGCCGTCCACGGAATAATCAGGCTGGCGCAAATGGTCAAACCAGCCAACAGTGGGAAGTTACGGTTGGAAAAGGTTCAAAATTACGCTATCAAGCGAGGTACTTAAGTTCCTACAGATGGGACGCACCGAATGATTTAGTCAAAAGTGAAGGTGGAATGATTGCATACGGGAATACGGCTACGCAAAATGAGAACTGGAGTCAGATTGAATGGCCGAAAGAAAAATATATGAGAAGTTATGGAGCGACTAACTCTGTAAAAGCGGGTACTCAAGTGAACTATAATACTGAATCCAGCACGGGTTCTGGAACTTATTACGTTACGGGGTACTACAGTGGCATACCCACATATTCAACAACAACAAAAGCCAACGGATATACGGTAAAAAATAACAAAATGGTAAGCACTTCGGCTGTAGTTAATACGACTATAATTGCGCCAGATATCTCAAATTGCAAGACTAAGCCACAAAATTTTGTAGTTGTTGCTGGTGGTTTTCACGGGTTTCAAACTTTAGAATACTCTGTTGCTGAGTTTAGTATGAGAGAAGATTTCCTCATTGGACATAGAGGCAGGGTTCCATTCAATATATTCGGTGTTACAAATCCAATAACTCAAGACGATTCAAGCGTAAGAACTGCAGTTATTAGCCATACGCCGATTGCAAGAAAAACAAGCCGAATTATGACAGTTCAGGGGCAGTTATCAATCACAAATCTTGTGGACGCAACGAGAAAGATAACGCTAACAGGTATTTCCTACACAACTCGGAATGGTAGGAGATCTTATCCTTATCGGGACTATGATGATGAGAAGCCAACAATAACAACAAAATTAGAAACTTACGAAAGTGGATATTGGAAAACAACTACAGCATCGGGTACTTGTATAGATTTGTCAGTGACGGGTGTAGTGCCAACGACAAACTCATACGGTGGTACCATGCAGACGACTGGATCTGTTTATCCGTATGGTTATAAAATAGCTGGAGGAACACAAAAATTTAAGCAAACAGCTTCCTATTCTGGCTTTAATGGACAAACCTTGGGCGAAACAAGAGGTGGTAACGAGCAGATTGATCATTACAATACCTATAAAACTCCTGTTGGATACCTAGCGCAAGAATATATACATGACAGAGTCGGGTATTATTTCACAGACCCCAAAAATAGAGCATTTGACGCAAATCTAGTCTTACGAGAAGAAATTGATGCAAATACTTTCAGATGTTGGGATGCTACGTGCATTGATATCCTGAACTTCGCTAACCGTCAAAAGTTCCAAACTGCGAGTACAATCAACAACACCAAAGTATCGGTAACAACGAAGATGAGAAGTCCGGAAGGAAGCAGGAGTACCCTTGAATTGAAACTTCAGGAAACAAAGAACTTTGAGAATACGGGCACTACATACCTTGGAATAAATCCTAACTTTGGTGCAACATTGCCAACCATCGGGCCATGCCAAGAAAGGGCTACATACAAACAAGAAGGCAAAATAAGCGGATCAAAAGATCTTAATATCACCATTAAAAATAGCTATGTCCCGATCGGTGTTGCACCGGCAAGCGAATATCTTGTGTTTGGCAGACCACATTATAAAGGGAATGCCCTCTAAATGACAACCGGAAATATCTGCATTGTTCTTCCATGCACATCCTCCTACTCGTATGCCATCGAGGAATGTATTACGGCAATATCAGTAGCCCTGAAAGGCAGGAGTGCGGATCTATATCTTTGCACTGATAAAAGCTCATCCGTAATGGAAAAGATAAGGACACTAACAAGACTGGGAAATCTAAATGTCAAGGAAGTCGCTATTGATGTATGCGATTCCGGAGCAATTCCTTACAAGGAAAAAGCCCAAATAATTATTGCACAGCTACTAGGTAATGGCTTCGAGATGGCTAGAGAAGGAAACTATGACTTATGCTGGATTGTTGAATCAGACGTAATTGTTCATCCTGATTCGTTAGATTCCCTGATATGGGCACTTAATTATCCGTCATCGCCACGATACGAGGTAACGTGTTCGACATACTTCAACGGATCATTTTTATGTGGCAGGGGTACTCCGTATAACCAGATTGCCGAAGATTACTTGCCTAGCGAAAAAGTGGGCGGACTGGAGTTATCCAAAAAGATTAAGGCGATGTCTAAGAAGTTGAATGCCTACGCCTTAAAAAGAAAGAATCCGCCCAAGGAGATGATCAAGGAGATGGATGATTTGCATAAGAAACTTAAGGAATCCCCACCAAAAGCGAACGTATTTGCCTTGAATGCGAAAAAATGGAGAAAGCGAGGGTGGTTGGATCAGGCTTACGCCGGATCTGCCGTTCAGGGTGCGGTTCTGCCTACTGACTGGTGTGGGCATGGTTGCACTCTTCTCTCAAAGAAGGCACTGATGTTGAGTAACTTTGTTGGGTATGCCGGACACGGCACTCAAGACCTTTTCCTTTGCTGGAACAAATGGTATCCGGCAGGGATTAAGATTGGTTTAGTTGTAGGTGTTCCGGCCTATCACGTTAAAAAAGATCCCAAAGGCAACTTGTTTGCTTGGGAGCCTTATTTTGTGCCGGATTGCGAGGAAACTGCCGGACATCTAAGGGTACGCCAGATACCATTTATTAAGTATAACTCAATTCCTCAAGCCAATGAGCCTGTGCCTAAAGACGCCTCTTAAGGTTATCGAGGACGGCAGGGGCCGGCTCATGGAAATGCTCAGAAACGATGAGCATGGATTCACAAGTTTCGGGCAAGTATATATGACTACGTGCAATCCCAACATAGTGAAGGCGTGGCACTTCCATAAAAAGCAGACGGATCAGTTTGTATGCGTCAGTGGGACTCTAAAGGTAGGTATCTATGACGAGAAAACAGGCAAAACAGAGACGTATTTCATTGGGGAGAATAGCCCATACCGGATCACAATACCTCCTAACCTATGGCATGGTTTCATGGCATGCGGGACGAAGGAAGCGGTCGTTATCAATACCGTTGATCAACCATTCGACTACGCAAATCCGGACGAGTACCGGAGGCCGTTTGACGATAAAAACATCCCTTACGATTGGGCAATAAAATCTTTTTAAGATAGGTGTTGACAGGACGACAACAACCCACATACTTCACTTTATGGACGAAACGGAAGTGACTCCGGCGCAAGCCGAGCAACCTAACGCCACTACAACTAATTCAGGGGAGGCTCCTAAAGAGAATCCTGCTGAATCGTCGTTAAGCGTGGATGCACTTGATGCGGTTGGCTACGAAAAACTCCTAAAAGATTTAGACGTCTCCAAGGAGGAAAAACCACCCGCCGAGGTAAAGGCTGAAGCAGAAGAAGTAAAAGAAGAGACGGTTCCGGAAGAACCCAAAAAAGAAGAATCCACCAAGGAAGAGGAGCCTGAAGCTACCGAAGATACCGAGGATCCCAACAAGCTACCCGAACGGGTGCGAGTCGGAAACTGGTCAGAGGTAGAACGAAAGGCGATTGCGCTCAGGGCGAGAAACCCTGACATGTCACTTGACGAGGCACTTGCCAAAATCAAGGGAAATGAGCCTGAAAAGGCTGAAGAAACCAAGCAATCAGTACCTTCACTCGATGAAGTGGAGGCTCAAGTTGCAAAGGTTAAAGCAGATCGCAAACAGGCACTTAAGGACTTGGACTTTGAAAAATTGGGGGATCTGGACGAAACTCTTGATGGACTAAGGGAGAAACAGGCGCAACTTCGGGAATCTGCAAAAGAAGCAGAAGTTGAGGCCCGTGCAAGCTACCAAAGGTCAGTCGAGGATTCAAAGCGTAAAGCAGTCTCTTTTTATCCGGACACTACCGATAAACAAAGTCAGTTAGTGCGCCGGATGGTGGAAATCGATAATGCTCTTAAGGAGCAGGATAACCCACTTTACTATTCCGCCGATAAGCCTTTCAAGATCGCTCAAATGGCCGGCAACGACTTGGGAATCGCTCCCAAGGATCCTAACCGGAAGGTTGAGAAGGTCGTCACCCCAGCCCCATCAAGTGCATCCCGCAAAGCGATACAAACCCCAATAGCGAGTGGAAACGCTCGCTCAAACGGGAGCAGTATCAAATCGTTGGAAACTGTACTCGACGGGATTAGTGACGAAGAAGCCTTCCGGTCTTTGATCGGCAAGATCTAAGTTGTTAATTCGGGGCGATAGCCCCAGTCAGCAGTCTCCGGCTACTGCTCCCTCCAAAAGAAATAGGAGGATACACTTATGGCAACAGCATTTAACCTAAGCGTACCTAATGTAAACTTATCGTCCGAGCTTAATGCTCAGACGACAAACAGTGACTTCTTGCCTAAACTTTGGAAGAAAGGTGTGCAGATTAGTGAGGCTCAGGAGGATTACTTCAATGATTTTGAAGGTGGTTCTCAGAATAGCCCCATTATGAGCGTAACCGATCTTGCCAAGGGGGCGGGACAGAAGATCACATTCCGGACAATGGCCCAGTTGTTCGGTGACGGTGTTCAGGGCGACGAGATCGTAGGATCTAATGTCGAAGAGTTTCGGGTTGGGAGCTACACACTCTCGGTCGATTACCTTCGCCACGCAGTTTCCTACAACATCCGAACAGAAGATCAAACCGGTTTGATGACCGAACTCAAGTCCAGCATCCCCAACTTGTTGGGTAACTGGCTCGGACGGAAAAAAACCGAACGTCTCCTGAAGATGTTCATCCACAAAGGCAACAGTGAAAACACCGTTCGCCCCAACAACAAAGCGACGACGAACGATCTTCGTTCTGCCGACGTTTTGACAATGGATGCCATCACTACCTTCGGACAGCAGATGCGTACCCGTGGTGCTAAACCCGCTTTGGTTGGCAAAGTCGGCAAAAACTCCGTCAATGCCTTCACATTCGTATCGACTGGCGAAGGATTGTTGTCGTTGAAGAACTCTTCCGACTACAAACAGGCTCAACGTGATGCTGGCGTCCGTGGTGACGAGAACTACATCTTTAAGGGTGGATTCTCGAACATCAACGGCCACGTAATCCGGTCTTATGACCCGATTGATCACGACGGATGGGGGCCGGTTGGCTCTCCTCTGAATCCTAAGGCTTACTTGGGTGCTGACCTCTCCACTGCTCCGACTGCTTCCTTCTCATTGAAGGGTGGCGGATCGGCCTCGGCTGGGGATAAGACTGCCCCTAAGTACTTCGAGTTCTTCTCGAACTACGCCTATAAATGGTCACCAGACGATGCTCTGAGTGCCGGAAGTAGCGAAAAATACGTCCTGATCTATAATTTGACGGACGGAAAATATAACCTCTACTCCTACACTTCGAACAACGGCAACCAACTCACGATCACTGGCGCACTTGCTAAGACTACGGATACTGCCGGATCTTACTTGAAAGCCACTATCGGTGCGGTATCTGCTCACGCCACAACTGGCGTTTGGGCGAATGCCAACCTGAGCCGGCAACACCCCGTTGGTTCCCTCATTGTGGAAACCAACTCATCCGGTGTTCCGATTGGTCGTACCGTGGTTCTCGGAGCTTCCTCGGCCCTTCGTGGCTACGGACGATTCACGAACGAGCGTACTGAAGAAATGTTCGACGGTGATTTCATCCGCAAGGTGTATATCACTTCGATCTTCGGTCAGACTCCGTTCCAACGTCCCGACGGGCGTTACCCGAACTATGCAGTCGTAGAACATGCGATTGCCTATGCCGGTCTGAACCTCCCAGTGATCAGCTAATAGACTGAAAAACTGAATTGTTGTACCCCGCCTAGACCTAAAAATCTAGGCGGGGGCAACTTTTAATAATGAAAGCAATTCTCTACATCTCAGGAGTTTCCCGTTCCATTAACGGGCCTATTACGTATCTAAACGGAAAATCTCATAAGGAATACACATTTACTTGGTCTGATACCTACCAGAAACACATCTTGAACGGAAAAGAGATCGGGATTGAGGATAATTCAATCATCCTAGATCTGACCACTTCAGAGGAAAACACTTATCAAAAGGCAGTTGTCATGCTCTTGGACGAACCCAAGGAGGCCGTTGAAGAGGCTCCTAAGCGCAAGAAAGTAGTCAAAAATGACAGTTAAAACCGTTTTTGACGATCTTTGGGGTAACTGGGGATTCGAAGCTGAGACAAACGTAACGGCTTTCCTGAGGGATCGTACCGTAAATACCCTTAATTCGGCCATGCAACTCATTTGGTCAAACGCAAAAGAGATGTCCTATTTTGCCCGTGAAACTATTACCGTTACTGTAAATAGCTCAGGGGTTGCCTCACTGGATGATGACATTCAAACAGTTATCGGGCCGGTCAGGGTAGCTTCGACAAATCAACCGCTTTTGCAGATTTCTAGCAGGGGAGCATACGAACGTTTTGGACTGCTTTTCGGGGATTCTCCCACGATTTTATCCGGAACACCGCAATTCTACTTCTTGGAAGAGCTTCGTCAGGCAACGGCAGATTCGGTAAGGCTACGGATCCTGACCGTTCCGGCCCCGACATCTACCGCAAGTATTTCAGTGGACGTGATTAAGCAACCTACACGGTACTATTACTCTGATTACGCCTCACAAACCGTTATCGCAGTGCCTCATAACTATGAGGCAATACTCCTTCCGGTAGTCCGTAAGCTGGGTCTAGGCACTAGGTTCTTCGTGGATAAAGGACGTGAATCGTTCGTGGAGCAGGACTACCAAAATGCTCTCGCAGTGCTTTCCGGAACATCACCGAGGGTTATGCCCATGGAGGCTAAGGCAAAATGAACTCAGCCCAGCTAGCCCAGCGTCTCGTTCGATTTACGCCGGCTAAGGACGTGGCCTTGCTTACGGTCGAGGATGCGATCCGGTTCGTTGATATTATCAACTCCGGCCTTTCGGCTTATCACCTAAGGACTCCTCCAAACTATCGGCATGCTAGCGCAAGTGTGACGCTTCCGGCCCCTATGACTGCCTCCTTCGGACTTACAAACGGAAGTCAGAACTTCACCGGTTACACTGCGACCACAAGCCAAGAGGGATCGTCGGTTTTGTTTTCAGAAAAGAACGATCCTCAGCAAATTGTTAGCACAAACCAATTTCTAGCAAACTGGGGCGGGGGTACTGGGACATTTAATGGGACGATTTACGGGGATGCAATTCAACTTCCATCCGGTGTTGCTAGGGTTGTCACTCACCCAACAATCTCCGGAAACGTCTTAAAAAGGGAAGATGCTGAAATCTGGATTAGCCCAACGGCAGTCGGAAAGCCTTCAGCCTATAAACTAGAAGCAGTCGGATCTATTGGCGGGGCGTTTCCTCCATTTTATCTGCGTGTTCACCCGCTTCCGGAGACATCTTTTATTGTTTCAATCACAGTAGAACTTGAGCCTTCCCAGTTGGTTATCACCGATCTTTCGGCTCAAACAACGATTCCAGTCCGGAATAGTCATGTTGCGTCATTCCTTTTGCCTATTTGCGAAGGCGAACTAGCCATGTCCGAACTATGGAACTCTGAGATTGCTAAAGATGGAGTCATGAAAAGATACGAAAACGCAATAATCGGGCTAGGCCAACTTGAGTCTAATGACATGGCTTCTCCGGCCAATAAGGTGAAGTCTGCGAGGGGCTACTAAAATGGAAAACATTATCCCTCTTTCAGAACTGGATAACCTAATCACTGAAACGATTCAGCAGATTAAGGTTGGTATTGTTGGGGCAAGGCAGTACGCAATCGCTGAACTGCCCGAAAAGGTAGATTTCGAGATGAACCTAGTAAGGGGCTGGCAAGACTCGTCTTATGCTATACAGAAAACAACTTCTAAAACAGGGGCTGGGAGTCAAAGTCAAAGCGGGAATACTAGCGGAACACAAAGTCAGGCAAGTTCCGAAAGCGCAAGTACAGTAAGATCTAATTCTGGCTCGACCACCGGTTCTACTACTGGCTCGACCACCGGTTCTACTACTGGTTCAACCACTGGCTCTACTACTGGTTCAACCACTGGCTCTACTACTGGCTCGACCACCGGTTCTACTACTGGTTCAACCACTGGCTCTACTACTGGCTCGACCACCGGTTCTACTACTGGTTCGACCACCGGTTCTACTACTGGTTCGACCACTGGTTCTACTACCGGTTCTACTACTGGTTCTACTACTGGTTCGACCACTGGTTCAACCACTGGTTCTACTACTGGTTCGACCACTGGTTCAACCACTGGTTCAACCACTGGTTCGAGTTCTGGTTCGAGTTCTAGTTCTGGCTCTAGCTCTGGTTCTAGTTCTGGCTCTAGCTCTGGTTCAAGTTCTGGCTCTAGCTCTGGTTCAAGTTCTGGTTCAAGTTCTGGTTCGAGTTCTGGTTCGAGTTCTAGCTCTAGCTCTGGTTCAAGTTCTGGTTCAAGTTCTGGTTCGAGTTCTGGTTCGAGTTCTAGTTCAAAGAGCGAAAGCCAAAGCAACAAATACACCTACGGTCAAGCTGACAACACAATGGGGAACTAGAGGATAAATATATGGATGGCAATGACTACGTACTAAAAGATGAGACACTTAATTCCAATCAGAACGAGAACCGTAATGAGAACAGGAATGAGAACCGGAACGAGAACAGGAATGAGAACCGGAACGAGAACAGGAATGAGAACCGGAACGAGAACAGGAATGAGAACCGGAACGAGAACAAGAATGAGAACCGGAACGAGAACAAGAATGAGAACCGGAACGAGAACAAGAATGAGAACCGGAACGAGAATGAGAACAGAAATGAAAATCGGAACGAGAACCGGAACGAGAATCGGAACGAGAACAGGAATGAAAACCGGAACGAGAACAGGAATGAGAATCGGAACGAGAACAGGAATGAAAACCGGAACGAGAACAGGAATGAAAACAAGAACGAGAATCAGAACGAGAATCGGAACGAGAACCGGAACGAGAACAGGAATGAGAATCGGAACGAGAACAGGAATGAGAATCGGAACGAGAACAGGAATGAGAATCGGAACGAGAACAGGAATGAGAACCGGAACGAGAACAGGAATGAGAACCGGAACGAGAACAGGAATGAGAACCGGAATGAGAACCGGAATGAGAACGAGAACAGAAATAGCAATACTAACGCAACAACCAACAAGAACGACAACAGTGTTCAGAACAGCAATTCAAACTCGAACGAGAACGCTACTGAGTCAGAAAAGGCCAATCTCGCTTGCGTATGCAAGTTTTCGGTAGGAATTAGAGGAGGATTATGAGCCTAAATACAACTGGCAATAGCAATCCGAGTGTGAATACGAGTCTTAATACATCCGTACCAACAAGCATTAACGACACCTATGCGGTGCCATCTTTACCCCTTGAGAATATCGCAAACAAGGAGGACAAAGCAAACAAGGGAGTAGCTAACGGGTACGCTCCGCTAGACGCAAACGCAAAAGTACCAGTAGCCAATCTCCCAGACCAAGCCTCACTAGACGCAGAGGTTGACGGAAAAATCACAACGCACAACTCTGTAACCACATCAGTCCACGGAATTGCGAACACGGCGAATCTGGTTTTGACAAACGATGCAAGGCTTTCAGACACAAGAGATCCCAAGGCACACACACACACCAAGTCGAATATAACCGACTTTACGCATACCCATGCCGTAGCAGATGTCACAGGACTGCAAACTACCTTAGATGGGAAAGCTCTTTTGTCCCATGCCCACGCAATCGCAGATGTCACGGGCTTGCAAACTGCAATCGACGGCAAGCAAGCATCTGGAAGCTATGCCCCTTCAACTGGCATTTCTCCATCGGCAATTACTGGTACTGCAGTTGTCACGAACGATGCAAGGCTTTCAGATTCTAGGCAACCAACGACTCACACACACAACAACGCTGATCTGCCCGAGCTTGGCGAGGTTCTCGGCCAGCAGGTAGATACCCTTTATGCTAATGCGCCCGAAAACACTCAAAACAGGTTCACGGCATCCAGAAATAAAAGATGGTCAGTCGAGTTCATCGGAAGTGGAACTATTAATATTTATTTTCCAAGCTCAGGGGTAAGGGCTGGCGATAGGCTGAGATTTGCATTCACTACGCCAGCAGGGGTAACGGCAAGAATTAACCTCACCCCAGCGGGTTCTCTGAATGTACCGCCCCTAACTCCATACCGCTGGTCTGGTTACAGCATGATTACTGATGCTGGAATGATATGGAAATCGGATCATGAATATACAGCTACCTCGACTTCAGATGGCTCCATGTCATCGAGCGATAAAGCAAAACTAGATGGAGTCGCAAGCGGAGCCGAGGTCAACGTTAATGCGGATTGGAACGCCGTCTCTGGCGATGCACAAATCCTTAACAAGCCCAATTCATTTACTCCGTCCGCACACACCCACGCTCCTTCCGAAATTACTGGTACCGCCGTTGTCACAAACGATTCACGTCTTTCAGATCCAAGGACACCTACGGCTCATAAATCCACTCACGCAACTGGCGGAGTGGATGCCTTAACCCCAGCTGATATTGGAGCGCAACCCTCTGGAGCTTACGCAACTCTAGTTAGCGGAAAAGTGCCTTCCGACCAACTCCCTAGCTTTGTCGATGATGTTTTAGAATACGCAAATAATTCGGCTTTTCCCGCAACTGGTGAGGCCGGAAAGATTTATGTATCACTTGCAACCAACAAAACATTTAGATGGTCTGGTAGTGCGTATATTGAAATAAGCCCCAGCGAAGTAACCTCAGTAAACACAAAAACTGGTGCAGTTACGCTTACTGCTTCGGATGTTGGGGCTTCACCGACTTCTCACTCTCACACAATTTCTGATGTAACGGACTTGCAGACCACCTTGAATGGGAAACAGGCATCTGGAAGCTACGCTCCTGCAACTGGCATAGCCCCGTCGGCAATTACTGGAACTGCGGTTGTCACGAATGATTCAAGGCTTTCAGATCCCCGAACACCAACTGCCCATAGTCATGCAATTTCCGAAGTAACAAGCCTACAAACAGCTTTAGACGGAAAGGCACTATCATCACACACACACTCAATCTCTAATGTTACCGGACTTCAAACTGCACTAGATGGAAAACAACAATCAGGTTCTTACGCTACCCTTGTTAATGGAGTTATTCCTCTTTCACAACTGCCAACCCAAAACGCCCTTGACGCTGAAGTTATAGCTTTCAGCATAGCCTTAGGATAATTAAAATGAAACAAATTGCACCTAATTATACTTACAATAAAACAACCGGAGTAATCACTCTTACAGGAGTGAACATAGACAGGGATCAGGTTCTTTTAATCGTCAATACAACAAGGAACGTCACTTACTATAACTTTGCCGATTCTGCGACAACGCTTCAAGCCTTCACCAAGCCCCACAATGACGCAAATTCAGCTACAATCACGTTAAATAGTTCCGTAGTTTCAGCATCATCGACCCACTCAAACTCCGATGGCTTGGTTATTTATTACGATGACAAATCGCAGGGAAGCAACGAACTCCCCTACATTAAGGTTAATGTAAATGTAATCAATGCCACTTCGGACACCTTAGTGTCAGATGTTTATTTGAGAAGAATTGGTGAATACGAATATGAAAGCATTAGATATCAAGGGAATGAAGATGAAGCATATCTAAGAGTAGTATTAGAGACTCCTAGTGACTCCTCGCAAAAAATATGGAGATTATATTCAACTGGCTCTTATGCAGATATACAGGGAGTAGTTGCAAGTATCCTTCCTCAAAACGCTGGCAATGACAATGGAGATCCATTTCCACCCAAAACTGGATGGTATCTGGAAACTGGAATAACTGGAACTATCGCTATTTCCTATGAACAGCCATCTACCCAGCCCATCTCTGGCACGGTCGGAACATTTAATAACACCCTAGTTAATGCGGGGACTATATTCAGCTATGCTACTGCTGGTAATTACGGATTGTTTGATGCGGGATCTGCTGACTATGTCGAGTTTAGGGTAAATGGTGGAGGCGGAGGATTTACTCACAACATTGCTTTATCTGTTGGCAACTCCCCCTTTACAACGGGTGCTGGAACTTCCAATGGCTCGGTAACGGTATTTAATGACAGATATCCATCTTCTCAAGGCGATCCAATAGCCTATCGATTCTCAAATTCAACTCTAACAGGTGGCTCGACAGGCACCTATGTCTTTAGTTTGTGGGCTGGAAGTACCAAGTATAGATATGTAAGATTAGATGTAACGGGTAATGGTGGAGGCAGTTGGTCTGGCGTATTTAATTCATACAGAAACTTAGGTCTTAATGCTACAAGTGGTGGAGATCACAGGATACTTAATAGAGTGCCAATCGCAGGGGTTGTCGATATAAACAGTTGCACAAGCTCGCTCCCATGCACAGTTAGCGGAACAGTAAATACATATCCCCAGCAAGGGTTCACAACGACAAACTCTAACTTCACAAGCACAACTTCGGCTACTTTAGTTACAGCCGTTGCTGGCAGGGAAGTTCTAACAGTATTTAACGAAGGGGCGGGAACACTCTTTATAAATGTTGGTGCAAGTTGTAGCACCACATCGTATCAGGTGCGGTTACTGGCGGGAGATTATTGGGAAGCCCCAGCGGGTCAACAATCCCTTCAGCATAGCGGAATCTTCAGTAGCGCAGGTACGGCAAGGATAACTGCAATTAGTTAGGGAGTAGGCGATGCCTCTTACTAAGCAATCAGCATTTATATCTCAATCACCCATCAGTGTTGAAATTGGCGGGACAAATCTTGTTCCGTTCCCACCCACTCTTATTATCCCTGCACAAAATCTTCAAATTAACGGAGAACTGGTTGGAACTGGTCGTGGCAAGTGGGTAAATGCAATCGATTACTATGGGTCTCTTGCTGGCTTGAGCCCAACCTCATTTACTTTTTCTGATTTAGAAGGAATTATTGGAAATTTCTTTACGTCCATCCCATCCACAATAACAAGCATTTCAGCACCAAATTTAGTTTATATTGGTGGAAATCTTCTTCAATCTCCAACATCTTCATTAACAACACTTAATGTCCCAAATCTAAAATACACAAATCAGATCGGTTCTTTTGGTGGGAACTTTTCATCGCTAACTACTATAAATATCGGATCTTTAATGGCGTTTGTGCAATTCAACACTGCCGTAACATTTTCAGTCCTTACTGTCTTTGATCTCTCAAAACTGCAATTTATACTAGCTAGTTTTAGTGCTACCTTTAGTGTATTAACTTCATTAAACTTTTCTTCTTTGATCTATGTTGGAGGTTCAATCAATATAACTGCCCCATTGATGACTACGCTGACAATGCCAACCTTGGGAACATGGAAGGCTTGCTTTGGAAATATAAGTCTAACAAGCATCGCACTTAACCAATCCTCCGTTGATAATCTTCTTTCGGCACTAGCATACATGGATGGAGCAAACAACACTATTGCATATTCGACTGGAAAAACAGTTACTATAACAGGAACCTCATCTGCTCCATCAAATCTAGGTTCAACCACAACTGCTGGCTCGAACTTTGTTGGGTCAGGAACAACCTGTACTGTAAGTCTGGCTAGTCACGGATATTCAACTGGTGATGTTCTTCGTATATCAGGAATAACAACCCTAACATTTGCAAATAGATATGCCGTAATCACAGTTACTAACGAAAATCAATTTACCTATACGATGAGCAGTCCTGCAAGCCTTACTGGTGCTGGAACGGCAACTATTGTTAAGGCTGGGGCAAGTGCGAAGGCATTAGTCACAAGAGGCGTAACGCTTGCGACAAACTAATATGAGTACGACCGATAGAAAGAGCATATCGGACGTTCGTGAGAGGTTGGCCCGTTTAGAGGAGCGAATCATCACGATTCAATCCGTTCTTGAAAAGAACACCTCCGAATTGGCTGAATGGTCGTCAAGAATATCTGGCCGGATCGACACCCTAGAACGTCTCAAGTCGTATGCCCTTGGCTTTATTGCCTTTGCTTCGCTTGCCTTGAGCTTCACCTATGAATGGGTGAAGGCTAAGTTTTGGGGAGTACAACCTTGAAAGCCAAAAAGAAGCAGGATCTAAACTCTCTTGTGACGTTTGTTCTCAAGGAAAACACACTTCTTCGGTCAGTGATTATGCACCTCCATAGGATGCTAAGAGACGCAGAAGCCGGTGCGTCGGATGAAGTAGGTGAAGTACACGTAAATAAACTTACCGCATCCCTCAAACGTCTTGAAAAGTTCTACACTGCAAGGTTTAAGACCTTTCCGCCCGTCGCCATCCTTTTTGTGATATGCATTGTCGGCTGTTCGACAACAAGTAGCAAGAGATCTTCCGGTGACTTTAACCGTGTGGACTTTTATCTGGAACAAGTAGGGGAAGCAAAGACAGTAGAAGATGCCAAAAAGCTAGCTGATAAGGCTAAGGCCCAGCTTGTATCGGCAAAGGAAGTATGCGCCTCAAATACTGAAGAACTGGATCGTGTTACTAAAGAGCTAAACGATGCGAATAAGAATGTGGATTACTGGAAGGGGAAGCAGAGGAAGGCACTAAAAGAACTCTGGTTCTGGCGGGGTGCTTTGATTGTCGTTGGCTTATTTGCCATGAAGGGGCCGATCTTTTGGGTAATCCGCAAATTCGTGGGGATCCCTTGGTGAGATTTCTAAGGAAGATTCAGGGGTTTTGGGCATTGGTATCGGCCCTAACGCTCTTCGTCGTTTCAAGGCCGGTTATCCAGAACCTAGATCCGAGTGCCGGATCTACGGATTTCGGGGTACTCCATGCCCTTGTTTTCGGAGTATGCGTATTTCTGCTTTCCATCGCCTTAGCCTTTTTCGTCGTTAGCTCGGAGTTCCCGACGATTGACGAACACATGGACTCAGGCCGGTTCTTGCAGGATTGGAGAGCAATTAACTCCCTCACACGGGTAATTGTGACGGTTTGCGTTATATTTGCCCTCTTCTTTGGGGCAATTCTCTCAATCCGGAGTGGGTTATGACATGGGATTACTCCTCCGGATCATGGTGGTCACGGCCCTCTGTGGATCGTGTTGGGCAGGAGAAAGGGAGGACGTCCTTAATTTCGCACGTTCGTTTCTTGGGGTTAAAGAAGCGACAGGAAAGAATGATGGCCCTGAGGTCGAAGCATTCCTTGAGTCCGTTGGGCTTTCTAAAGGGGATCCTTGGTGCGCTTCATTCCTGTATTACGTTTTTTCCAAGAGCAGTACTGCGGTTGTACCGAGGTCTGGTTGGTCGCCTAGTTGGGTATCCGGAGGCAAACGGCCAGTTGCCGGAGTCGTTCCGGTTGCCGGAGTGTTTGGAATCTGGTTCGAAAGCCTACGACGAGTGGCACATGTGGGACTTATCGAAAAAAACGAAGGTCAATGGGTATTCACCATCGAAGGGAATACGTCACCAGAAGGAAGCAGGGACGGGAACGGATGCTATCGGAGACGACGCCTAGTTAAGCAGATCTACAAAGTGAAGGACTACCTCCATGAGTGATCGTCCAAGATTATTACTGGTTTTATCCGACATCCATTGTGGATCGGTCGTAGGACTTATGCCTCCGGAGACTGAGACTGTCACGGGCAACAAGATAGGTTTCGGCAGGAACATTCATCATGCGTGGCTATGGGACAAGTGGCTAGATATGCAGAAGCGGTTTGCAAAGATCAGGGGAAAGAGTCCGTATGCGATGCTCTTAAACGGGGATCTGACCGAGGGAGTGCATCATAACTCAATCGAGAATCTAACCCAGTTAATCGAGGATCACGCAAACATGGCCGTGGAATGCCTTGAGCCTCTGGCAAACAAGGCTTGTCAGGTCTTGGTGACGCAGGGAACAGAGTGTCATACCCACAATATAGAGTCGTATATTGCCAAAAAACTAAAGGCCAGATCCGGTAAGGCATTACCCCAGTGGCTTTTCAAGATTGCCGGCACACTGGTTTCGGCAACGCATCATATCTCTACCGCAGGACGGGCAGTGAGCGAAAGTAGCGCATTAGGGGCCGAGCTAGGGAATGCCCGTTTGCAGTCGGCCCGATCCGGCCATGAGATCCCAACAGTTTTCTTGAGGGGCCATAGGCACGTCGGGGGATGGTATTCGGACGGGGCCGGTCTTATGGGGATCACCGGAGGATGGCAGTTTCTAACCAGATACGGGCGCAAGGTTGTTCCGTCCAGTGTACCCCGCCCATCTGCCCTTGTTCTGGATTGGCGCAACGTTCCGGACGGATCCCTGCCGGTGGTGAACGAGATCAGCTTCCCATCACCACAAGGAGACATTGACGTTCTATGAAAAAAACACCCACCAGAAAACAGCTAGAGGAAAGCGCAGATACCGCATGGAAAGATGCCATTCGGGATCATATCAAAGTGCGATACAAAGAGGAGATTCCGAAAGGGTGGTACACGGCAGATCAGATCTCAAAGCAAATAGGGCATAACAAAGAGTACACCTCCCGCTACTTATCCGAACTTATCAATGCGGGGAAGGCGGAACGCAAGAAGTTCGCACAGTTGGTTGTTGCCGATCCACCTTACTACCGAAGATTACCCATGTTCAGGCTTATATGATAGTACTCCTAGCCTTCCTTGTTTGCTTCTCAGGCTACGCATTCGCTTTCGTAGTATGGAAAGCCGGCAAGGTGGACGAAGATCAAAAGAAGATGTTTGAGGAGGATGAGGCATCATCCAAGTACATGATCGCCAACCGGATCTTCTCTAGGGATCCGGAATCCTTCAAAGACAAGGATGAGGATGGAGTCGAGGATATACTAGAATAGCCTTATTTGAGCTTATAAGCCGATTCTAGGAGTGCCTTCTTGTTGGCAAGTAGGCGACGCACCAAACGCAACTCCTCTTTATTAAGACCCTTTGGAGGCTCAATTTGATCCATCCATACCGGATCCTCAGTACCTAGACGTTGCTTTGCCCACAATGCCTGAAGTTCGTTTGACTCCTGCTTTGTCAGGCCCATGGCACGAACAACCAGTCTAAGGATTTCGCCTTTGACCGGACGGCCCTTCTCAATCTTCCAGATTGTCGAACGGTGCAGACCGCACTTTTTGGCGATCTCGCCCATGGTCATTCGCTTCTCGGAACGCTTCCATGCAAACCATTGGTTTATTTTCATAGTGGTTATGATATGGCAACAAGTACAGGGCGTACTAGCATTTTATTCGACTGATTGATAGGTGTTTATAGAAAAACAACTAAATGAGGAAGTCGAGCCAACTCAAAATCCCCATGCCAATCAGTATGCCGAATAATACCGATACGATCACAAGGCCAACCTTTTCACCCAAAGGGCCGGCAGGGGTTTTCCCCCTGCCTCGGCGATAAACCGATCCGCCTTGCCTTTTGTGAGTTGAAGGACGCCCAACACTCGTCGGGCATCCCCCCTCGTAGGGACTGTATCGATTACCTTGCGTTCCTTTCCGGTAATTTGGATAATTTGATATTTCATTCATGTTTAACTGGCGAGGGCCAACTCGTCAGCGGTTCTCCATAGTGCCGAATTAATCCGGTGATCTGCCACAATGGAACGCACTGACCCCATCCGGCGCATTCTGTTTTTGGGAGTCACTGCATTGGCAACCCTGACAGGGGAGCCATAATCACCTCGAATCACGTTTTCCTGAACTCGGTTCAGAACAACCCAAAGGTTGTCGCCCCGATCCTCTTCACGACGGACAATATCGACCACTCGGCTAGGCTGAGTAGGCCATTTCGTCCGATCCTCACCATAACGGGCAGTCAATCCCGTTTCAGCAAGCCGGATGGCCCCATCTAAACCGCAGGGGGTTTTCATCCAGTTCTGAATGCCATTCTCAAGCAGGGGTAGGTTATCCATGATCTTAGCGATAGCCTCTTGAATCCCTTCCACTGCTTTGATCGAGTGACGCACACGGTACGAGAACGAGGAGCCGGCAAAGGCCGGAACGCTCAATCCGTTCGTGCATATCAATCGGGTCAGGCCGAGAGAAACGAGAAAGCCACTCGTTCCATCGTGGGAATTGAAGAGATCCACTGAAGGTGAAACCTCATTCAATATCACCGGTGCATTTTCCCGCCGGAACGTCAATTTGTGTTTGCTAAACACACTGGCGTTACGACGTCCTACCTGACGTGCGCTTGCGACTCCCCAGCCGGTTTGAGCCAAACTCGTCACAATCTCACGGGTAGGGACGAATCCGTACCGGTTCGATAAGTGCGAACTTGGCGTCTCGGCGAATACTGCCGGAGCCTTAGTTGCGATTTGTTCGGTTGTTAGCATGTATGTGTCCTTTCTTTGGTTTGTTATTTTGTTTCTTCTACAACGATGAGGCTTTTCAGGAACTCGATGGCCCGTCGGCGATTCATAATCTCTGCTCCGTTAGCGTAGGTGCTATCGGCATAGAGATTAGTGCCGTACTTCTTGTCGTAACTCCGGATCCTCCTTGCCTGTTCTCGGTAGTACTTGATCTCGCTTTCCAGCTTGTCGATCATGGTGAGAACCGATAAGGCCCGTCCTTTCTGAGTGGTGAAGCTAACGATTTTCATGATTCCTCCTTTACGTAGCCCTTGAGGAGTTTCTGGATTCTCCGGAGTTCACTCATGGCCCCCCTGAGATCGACTTCCATTTCGTCGATGTTCTTCCACCCCTTAACCCGACATGGGCCGTTGGTGTACTCATAGTCATACCGGTACTGCTCCATGGCTTGTTGCTTCTCCGGAGTCGCCCAGTCAGCAATCTCTTGAGAGTTGAGGAGTAGTTGCTTCCTCAGTGACTTCAGCGTTATGCCTATTTTCATGTTCGTGCCTCCTTTTGTTGGTTGTTTTTCATCCTCTTCCGAAGTTGTTCCAGACCCCGCTAGGGATGGAGTCGGCATTTTGTTTGTAGCTTGTAAGCAGTGAATCGGTTTCTTCGAGTTGGCTCACGCATTTCCTAATATCGACAATCATTTCATCGATATTTTTCCAACCCTCAACATACGGCCTAGCTTCGCTTACGTAGTTATACCGACACCTCTCCATGGCTCGTTGCTTTTGTGGAACCGTCCAATCAGCAATTCCACGCTGGATGAGAGCCAGTTTTTGACTCAGAAGCCTCAGTTTTTGGCCCTCCCTCATACCGTTGCCCCCTCGAACTGGAAGGCGTCCTTGATCTTCTGCATGGAGGACAAGAAGAGGTCAGGACTCATGAAGCTCTTCTCCATCTTCTTTCGGACTAACTCCGGATCCGCCAGAGTCCAGTCGGCGACTGCCAGAATCCTCTCACGAAGTACCACCAGAGACATTTCATCAGTCTCTTTGGCAAACTTCATGAAGATTTGCCGGTTTGTCATTCTATTTGCTCTCATGTTCGTGCCTCCTTGGTTTGGGTTTTTGGTGCAGGGAAGAGCAGGGGGATGGCAAACAAGGCGATGGAGGCCAGAACCCAGCAGAAGGCGAACACGAACAATCTCGTTTTCCCAGCCGGAGAGAGAGGGGGGAGGAAGATTTTCATGACAACTTCATTACCCCAGTTGTTGCTGAATTGACAACAAGTAAATCACGTTGAATGACAGGGGTTAAGGATTTCAACGCAATTTACCTCCTGCCTCATCCCACAATGTTTCCGCTATTTCCGATTTCATTTTGAATGTAAGCCCAATCTTTTCATCGGTGGTGGAGCATGTTGATTGGAAGTACCACATTTTTCCTTCCGGAGTGTATGCCGTTTCAACGAAAAACAATGAGCCGAATCTATTCTTTATGAGGGCAAACCAAGGATTCTTTTTTTGGTCGTAAAACTGAACCTTGTTTTTGTATTTCCTCCATTCTCCATTACCGAATGTCACGCTTCCGACGGTTAAGGTTTTATTCATCGCTTCCTCCATGCTCTGAGGCGATTGATTGCGTAAGCCTCGGTGTCCACCTCAGAGGAGCGTCCACGGGATCCCCAGCAGTAGCCTCGTTTGTTTTTCTGTTTGTACTGCCAGAGGTGGCGCAGTTCGTGAGCCATGATGACAACCAGCTTCTCGGCTCGGTTGTACAACCAGTATCTTTTCCCTTTGTGTTGGCCCAACTGGTAAGGCTCGTAGTAGCTAGGATCTTCCAGTTTATCGATCCGACAGACAACGAAAGGGCAACTCCGGTCATGGTATCGACTGCGAGAATAGGCACGACCGGCGACTCCTGCGCTTTTTGTGTTATCTCCGTAGTCCCGCCCAAGATTGGACACTCTCACGTCGAAGTTCTTCACTCCGGAGGGAACTGTGTGCCGGATTATCTCCCTAACCATCTCATCCGGAATCGTGGTGAAGTTTTTCACTCTCATCTTTTTTCCTTTCTCATTTTCTCATTCACACATTCAATAGTACAAACAAAGTATTTTTGACAACAAAAACATTTCACTGACTATCAACGAAATAAAAGATTAAAAAAGTTGTTGTCACTTTGCATTAGGGCCGGCTATGGAATGCGTGAACTTTCCCATCGGCAAAAGAAACTTCGGGAATCGGCGGGAGGCCGTGACTGCGCTCCGGTCTGCTTTCCGGTCTGTGGCGGATGTAGGGGAAGTGCCTGATCTTCCTGAGATCGAATACACGACTGAAGTATCCGGCACTACTCTCTACGCTCTCCTCTCTGGAAATAGCGTTTTCTTCGGGACAATTAAACTAGAAGGAGGATCATGAGAACAATGTTATTTCCCCAGTACCGGAAACCCAATGGCGACGCTAACACGTACCGAGAACTAAAGCACCTAAGCGAACCGGAAGTACGGGCCATCGTTGATGAACTTACCGTGGCTTACAGGAAAACTAGGGGTATGAGCGATGCAAACTGGGATATTGGTCAAACACTGGATCCCTACCGAAGTGCGCTTGAGAGGTTCGAAAAAGCGAGCAGGGCCAAGGCCCGTGAGGAAAAGAAAAACTCCAAGATGGCAGAGGAGCAGAGGATCAAAGAGCTAGCCTCCTCGCTACGGATAAATCTGATACCGGTCGAAAAAGCCCTAGCCCAGTCGATCATCAAACGGAAAAACGTGGATCTAAAGGACGGGATTAAGTTCTTCAAGAAACTCAAAAACAAGATCAAGATTGTTGGTTTTCGTGATGCTTTTGACTTTGATAAAGGTCTTTTCCAATACTCCCAGTTCAGGGAATGCTACGGGGATCTTTTTGAGTATGACTACGATGATTCCTACGGAAATAGGGGCAGTGCAACAGTCTCCAAAAAGGAGGGGATTGAGGAGAAGATTGAGACAGACTCCAAAGACTACGCCAAGTCAGCTTGTGACGCCTTCGCTTGCAAAATCGTTCGCCGGACTGAGGAAGTAATCAAAGACGGACGACTTGGGACAACCGAGAAAATCACCGAGACTGCCTACGTCGGAGCAGTCGATCCTTGGGCCGGCGGGAAAGTGATCGTGACGACGACTAACGGAAAGTATGTCTGGAATACGAAAGTCATCCTGAACTTCTCCAAGCTGGGCAACCCCTACAACCAATGGCCCACCCGCCTAGAGGGGAGCAACGAGGAATTATGAGTACTGAAAATAGTTGTTGTCAGAATCCAAGTGCCGGCACTATAGAAGGCGTGAAACAAAGAAACCTCCCCGCCGGCCCCACCACTGCCAACAAAACTTGGCAGGAACGGGTGAACGAGCTTGAAGAGGAGGGATTGACCACCAGTGACGCACAAGGGGCCGTGGACGTCGAAATCATGGAAGGTTGGAGGCCCAGCGACTACCAACCTTGGATGAACCTACCTATGGGGGCCGATCTCTCCTATGAGGAAATGGGGAAATGGCTACGGAAGCAGGGGACAAAATGAGCGACAACGCACCATTCCAAGTCGATGAAATTGTGATCATGCACAGTCCATTTACCGAGGAGGACGTGCTTGTGAATTATCGGGGCCGGAATGGTGCAAAGGCAGTCGTTATCCCCACCCCAAAAGGACTGCAAATGTCCGTGCCGGTCGAATGGCTACGGAAGCAGGAGGAGGCGAAATGAAGTTTTACGAAGTACAATGGAGTGAAGGATTAGCCGGAAGCATTCGACAATTTGCGACTACCCTAGCCGGAGTTGAGGAAATAAAGGCAAAAGCCAACCAGAGTAATGAAACCCCACGGGACTATTTCATTGTGACAAAGGTATCGTTCAAGAATCCTTCTGAATTGTGCGAATGGTTGAATAAGCATGCGAGAAGTGCAGAATGTTGCGGAGACGAATGAAAGCCATTCTAATTAACCCATCAGCTACGCCGGCAGTACAAGAAGTCGAGATCGGCGGGGAACTGGCAGAGGCTCAAAAGCTAGTCGGGGGCTACATCGAAATGATCCGGCTAGGGGCCAAGGACGCTATTTTCATAGATGAGGATTGGAACAATAAGGATCCCAAAAAACGTTTCTCAGGATCCTTTGAAATAGGCGCAGAAAAATACGGCAAGTTCACAATCGGAGGCAGGGGATTGATCGTCGGAATCAAGGGATCCGGCAACACTGACACGTCGCTAAACCTACTAAAAGCCTCCCAGTTGGTGACGGTCTTGAGCAAAGTCTAGCTCGACACGCAAAAAACGGTTGGTGTCGTTATGTATAATGACACACGAAATAGTGGTGGCTTCTTACCTTGAAAACCTTACATGGCTGGACTTCTGGAAAGCCGGTAATGACGCAGTAAATATACTTCCGGATACTAAAATAACGGTCTATCGGGCAGGGCAGAACGTAAGAAACAGGGGCAGAGAAGCTGGACAATGGTTGCACCATATTGTTGCGAACTACGAAAACTTGGCCGATTTCACATTCTTTGTGCAAGCAGACTTGGGGCCGGCTTATGGCAAAACAGACAAAGATTGGCCCCTCGACTTAAACGCACTGAGGGGATTCAGACCACTCCCTAACAATGGTTTTTTTATATGGCCCTCCTTAGTAGAAGTAAAGAATGCCGGCCCCGCAAATCCAAGAGGACATTTCTTTACTCCACTTGATTGTAAAATCATAAGTTTTCTATGGGGTTTTGAGCCTATTGAGTTTAGGTGGGCCGATATATTCTCGATGGCTTTTGTAGGCGCACAGCATGTCGTTTCAAAAGATATAATTCATGCTCTTCCCCGAAGCTATTACATGGGTGTGTTAAATAATGCTGATAATAATTTTGCATGGTGGGCAGAGTACGGCAAATGGCCGGCAGTTATTTACGATCTTTTCAAGCAAGGCCCACTTTCAGAAAAGGGGAGTACTCATCGATGGGTAACTATGCCGAAAGGGTGCGATTCTATAAGTGAAATATACGGCAAACCAGAGATGCTTTGTGCTTTAATGCCTGTAGGCGAAGCAGGGGACGCTATTATGGCAAGGTGCAAGCTGACAGAGATTGAAAGACGTGAAGCTATTAGAGTTGGTTCGCATGTAGATTGAGCAATACTTTCTAAGTAACTGCTAAATAGCGAAATACTTTTGTTGTCAGTTTCGTTGCGTCACGACTATTGGAATCGTGAACGAAAAAAACCTCCCCGCCACCGGCCCCGCCCCGACGAGGTACAAAGTCAGTTTCAGCGACGGGGACGAAACGTTTTGCCACTACTACAATAACCTTGCTGATGCGGAAGAAGCGAAACAATGGTGCATCGAAAATGAGGGAAATGGGAAACTGGAAATCTTCAACCAAGAAACAAAAAACCAAAAAGGAGGACAGACATGAAAACACGGAAACTGAAACTGCCGGCACTCAACAAGTACGCCAACCTCAAGGGCGATGACAGGGAGAACGTCGCAAAACTTCTCCTCGGTTCGCCACGGGGTCGGTACGTGATGGGTCATGCTCTCGCCATCGGATACGAAACCCTGAAGAACACGGAACCCAGCAACGCCGAGGACATCGCCTTGATCGGCGACACGTTCTTCAAGCCCTTCTACCAGTTGAAGGTGAGTGGGGTTCTGTGAAGTACCTGACCCTACTCCTCCTGACTGCCACCGGAGCCTTCGCCGACGGATACGAGGCATACAAGCGGGATTTCCTGCTCAGGCAACTGCCTCAAGTCATGTCGTCGAAGATGCCGGAGGAAGAGCGAAACGTGCGGATAGCGACGATGGAATTGCGATGCTACCGGTACTACTGCGACCTAACAGACGAACGGAAGTTCTACTGGGAGTGGATGGATAAGTACGGACTCAACGCAACCGAGTACGACCGAGAGAAACTACGACGCTACATCGACACTCACTTCAGTTTGGGTCGGCGCACTTCTGGTCAAAGCTATGAGAACTTTGCTTTTTGATTTGAGATTCGAAGTGACGAGCTTCGACAAGTAGGCAGACACACTAAGTTTTTCGAAACTAGCCAAACTTTGTAGGCTCAGTTTATTGCTTTGCGAAATCCATAATCCAACGAAAGTCCGTGTTGGATGTCTCTTATTGGGCATACGGATACCTACCCGCTTCTCGGTAGAATCCAAGTAATTTAAGCCGGTGTAAAACACCGCATCTTTATGGTGTTTAACACCTTATAAATAGCATTTACAATAAAAAGCGTATTTTGTAATTAGCTTTAATGGATTTCACTGCTGGGAATGGAAGGGGACGAATTTCTGCTCACGAAAAGAGAAAATTAGATCTGGCCCTGAGCCTCAGGGAACTTTCGATTGCCTACGGATTAACCTACGCCCGTATCTGCAAACTCAGAGAATGCGCCGGCTTTCCAATTTTGGAAGGGGTAGTTGTGCCGTCTGATTTTGACCGTTGGCGAGAGGTGTACTACCGGCGTCCACGTACTTCCTTAGATCTCCCATCTCAAAACGATCATACATTCGGTGAACTATTTCAGAACTATGATTGACGAGCCTCATGGCAGATGCCCTTGGCACTTCGGCCCTACGCATTCGGGATACACGGGTAATACGTAGGCTGTGAAAAGTGTGGTTAGGCATCCCAATTCGGTCGAACATCCGGCGGAACCGGTACGAGGCTTTACGTGGCATAAGGCAAGTAACCCTTGCCCCGCTTTCTACGATATGAGTCAGAAGAGGGAGGATCGATGCGGGGATGGGGATAAGGAAGGCTTTCGTCTCCCCGCCCTTGGGGTTGGGGAAGGTGACTGTTCGCCTTTCCAGATCGATACAGGAGGTGGGAATGCAACACTCCCTTAGCCGGCATCCGGTCGCCAAGCTGATCTCAAAGGCTACGCCCATCCAAGAGGGCTTATTCATAAGTGCCATTCGGCACTTTTGGATCTCCTCATCCGTGAGTTCTGGACGGATTCTTTTTGCCGTTTGTTGGCATTTATAGTCATCCATGGGGCGACCTTCCATTTTTCCTAAAAGGCGTCCCTGCCGTTGGATTATCTTCAGGATTTTCAACTCCTGAATCATGGTATTCCTAGAAAGTTTTTTTCTCGAAAGATTTTTCTTTACGTCATGTCTCCAACCTATAAACAAGTTTGCGTGAATTGGCCCGAACTCATCCAACCGAATTTTTTTCAGAGTCATAAATTGATTAAGGGATCGCCACGCCGAGAGATAACGCTCACAAGTTCCAGTCGTAATCGGCATGTTTTCAATCATCGGAACAACCCAGTCGGTACTTTTATTTTGGGGAACGGAAACCTCGCCAACGGAAAGAGTGGACGCATAAACCTTGGCACGGGCCGTTGCCAGTGGATCGGCAACAAGGTAGCGAGTAGCTTTGGCAACCCAGCGGTTGCCCTGCTTAATTCTCACGTACCAGAACTTCGAACGCTTTCTCTTATAGATACTCGCCATGTAACAAGTGTCACACGCAAACCCAATCAAATCAAATCAGTAAGTGAAGGATTAAGTCACTATCATACAAATCTTACCCTTGTATCCTACCGTGGGTTCAAATCCCACCCCGTCCGAGTGCTTTCAGTCAGTAACTTACAGTGCGCCGATTGTGGCAGTGTCCCACGGGCGCATCTATTCACACTAAAAACAAATAATTACCACGGGGGCTTGTGCGCCTATTCCGTGCGTTGAAAGGCATAAAATGAATCAAATAAACTACGCCCTATTCGAAATGTTTGTCTTTGTGAAAGACGTTCTCGAATGGGGTGCAAGGAAAGCAGATGACTTGGCGATCAAGTTCTACGAAAGGACGAACCAGCATGACTAATCCTAAACAGGATAGTAATGAGCCGAGTTGCGACCACGAACTAGACGTCAAAAAAGACATGAGCTTCATCAACGTCCCTACCAGCACGAAGTCCCAATTACGGGAGGACGGCATGGGATGGGAATACTTACACAACCAATAAGGAGACAACCATGAGCGACAAAGAAATTGCAGTAAAGAGCGAGAACACGATTCGGGAACTGATCGGATCCGACGAGTTCAAAAAGAAGATTTCCGATGCCCTGCCAAAGCACCTGACGCCGGAACGTTTCGCAAGGGTGGCACTGATGGCAATCAACAAGACGCCGGCCCTGCTGAACTGCTCGAAGCCGAGCCTCTTTCAGTGCTTGGTAGATTTGGGGGCCATGGGCCTAGAACCGGACGGGCGACGGGCGCACCTTATCCCCTACGGCAACGTGGCTACTCTGGTGGTGGACTACAAGGGGATCCTTGACCTGATCATGAGGTCAGGCCACGTCCTATCGATCCATGCCGACGTCGTTTGCGAGGGTGACGTTTTCGAATACGACCTTGGCGAAATCAAACAGCACAAGATCGACTTCCGGAAGGATCGTGGGGCCGTGATTGCGGTCTATTGCATGATTCGCATGAAGGACGGATCGAACAAATGTGAAGTAATGACAAAGGCCGACGTCGAATCGATCCGGTCACGTTCCAAGGCCGGTAAGTCCGGCCCTTGGGTTACGGACTGGAATGAGATGGCGAAAAAGACGGTATTTCGACGGGCATCCAAGTGGGTTCCGTTGTCGCCCGAAGTGCGGGATCAGATCGAGCGTGAGGACGTCCACCAGTTTGCCGGCAAAGCGTCGAGCATACCGGTTGTTGCAACCCCGATATTTGAGGAAGCAAAATGAGCGACGAGCGCAAAGGATTACCCAGCGCAAGCAACGCCAAACGCTTCCTGAACTGTGCAGGATCCTTTCGGGCAGAGTCCGGCTTTCCGGACACGTCCAATCCGGCGTCTGAGGCCGGTACTAGGATCCATGACGTGCTAGCCGGCGAAGCACCTTGGACGACCCTGAATGACGCTGAACGTGACATGGCCGAGACGCTGAACACTGAAAGCGACTTGGTTGTGGCTAGCTGGGAATCTGAGAAGCCTCTGGTAACTAGGGAAAAGCGGTTGTTCCTTGTGGAACAAGGCAAAGAACTAGCCTCCGGCAAGGGGGATCTCATGGCGATCTCCGCATGCGGTAAGCGGGGAATCATTATCGATTACAAGACAGGCAGGGGCGAAGTCGATAAAGCCGGCAAGAATCTTCAACTCCGCTTCTTGGCCGTACTCATGGCTCAGGAGCATCCCAACCTTGAAGAAATTACCGTAGGCATCATCCAGATTGGCTCACCTACGACCCTTTGCGCTTATTCCAAAAGTGATATACGCCTATCCCGTGAGAACATTCTAACCGGACTAAAGGCACTGGATCAGGACAATGCCCCACGAAAGAGTGGGACATGGTGTAAGTACTGCAAGGCAATCGGCGTATGCGAAACGGCCATAGGCGAAAGCATGCAAATCGTTCCACAAGAGTCGAAGTTCGAGTTGGGTATGCCTTTCGAGGAATTGCTCATTAGGGCCGAAATCGTTGAGCAGATCATAGAAAGTATCAAGGAGAAGGCTAAGACTCTTTTAAGGGCTAATCCTGAAGCAATAAAGGGCTATAAATTGAGTTCTCCGGTTCAACGTCGTGCGATTAAGAGTCCTGAGACTGCCTTTACCAAGCTATCGACCATCCTTAACGGATCCGAGTTTGCGTCTTGTTGTTCCGTAAAGGTGGGCGATTTGCAGAAGTTGTTGGCAAAAAAACAACAACTTGGTGTGAAAGACTCAAAAGAGGCATTGTCGAATCTGTTGGGTGACGAACTAGAGGTGATTGAAAGCGAGCCGAGGTTGATGAAAAAATGAAGATTAACAAAATGAAAACTCAGGCGATCAAAGAGATGATTGCCCGACTGGAAACTATGATCTCCGGCAACTTTACCAAGGAGCAGGACAAAAAAAATTGGACTCAGTTGCCGAAGGGCAGGGAAACCGGAAGTCAGTATTTCAAGCATCTTAAACAAGAGCTTGGCCGGAGGACTGCTTGAGCATTTACCGAGATCCACTCAAGGAGTCCGGTGACGAATGCCGTCCGGACAACCAGAGGCTTGAGCAGATCATAGCCGGATCCTTGTTGTGCCTATTGCCACTGCCTAACCGGTCATGGCTAGACATCGGGGCCGGCCAAGCTAGGGCCGAGCAACGCATCGCTGGGTTTGGCTTTACCTACATGAGCCAAGATCCGGCCCCGAATCAACCGGTCGATATAACGATCCCCTTCCACACCATCCGGACGCACAAGTTTGGAGTAGTAAGCGCATTCCACGTTATCGAACACGTTCCTTGCTACTTAAACTTTTTAAGAGACATGAAAGGATTGGTGGAGGTCGGTGGATATGCCGTTATATCGAACCCTTTAAGGCTACAAAGCGAATATCACTATAGGTCATACGCAAAGGGATCCCATGTGGTTAATAGTCTTACGGGTATGGGCAACCTGATTGCCTCGTTTGACATTCATGAAGATCGGTTTGTGCGAACAGATGCCATGGCCGGCATCACCGATCCAAAATCAATTTTAAGTATATGGAAACCATAACCCCCTTTGCATACGAGGTCTTGAAGGTCGTCGTATCCATGGCCGAGCTAACTGCCTTCTGGCTGGGTGTGGCGATCCTATGGGGAATCTTAATCGTCGGTGTAGCAAGCGGAGGCGCAGTTGCTTTCTGGTTTATCAGGAAGTTATGGAGGGAGTTCTTATGAGTAAAATGATGGAAACCTTAAACGCAAAGATCGCAACGGAACGCAGGAGATCCGGAATGCTTGGTCTGGCCCTGAGTGCGCTAGCCAAGCAGAACGGGGGCCGGCTAATCATCCCAAGGAACGTACTGGGGATGGTGGCATTCGACGGGAAGATTGCCCCTCAGGTCGATGCAAGCGGGAACATGATAATCAAAGTGGTGGAGGACAACTTTAACGAGGATTACTTCTTTTGGAAGAGGTGTTGTCGTTTTGGCATCAGCTTCTTTGACGTGGCAAACGTCAAGACGTCCGGCAACTGGAAGCACTTATTCTGGCGGATCTATTGGAGGACGGCATGAGACACCTCGAAAGCCAACTCCAACAGTCACTCGTTACCCTGCTTCGAATGGATCACCGGTGCAGGAATCTTTTTGCGATCCCGAATGGTGGGCTACGCAACATTCGTACTGCTGTTCGATTAAAGAAAGAGGGAGTGCTGGCCGGCGTACCGGATCTATTCCTGCCAGTGGCACGGGGGAAGTTCCACGGGCTATTCATAGAACTTAAAACGGACAAGGGAGTGCTTTCGGCTTCTCAGAAGGTCATGGGCGAGAATTTTATGGGCTTAGGCTATGCGGTCGTAGTCGTGCGCTCGGTAGAAGAAGGACGTGCCAAGGTTGCCGAATACCTAGCACTTAAAAATGTATGAAGAAAACCCACAAGGTAATCACCCTAGAGAGGCTGAAACGGGCAGTGGACAAGGCTTACGTCCACTCCTGCAAGAAGGGTATTGATCCCGCCAAGGTAAAGATTCTCGTTGCGAACGAACCACCACCGGAAAAGCCCAAGGTGATGATTCACTACATCATAAATACTCAAGGCTTACAGGCAGGGAGGAACTAATATGAGCGAAGTCAAGCCGGCCCCGACAATCGAGGATCTAGCCGAGCTAGCCGGACACGTAGTTCGGAAGGTCATGATTACCGGATCTACCAAGTCCGGACTGAACGAATGGTGGACGAAAAACAACTGCGATTATCACGGTCTTAGGGCCATTAAACATGCCTCCATCTGCCTAATGCAGAAGGACGGGAATGCCCCCAAGGACGTGGACGGAGAAAACAAACTAGACCATGCGGAAAGGGCCATCGTCAGGGCCGTTTTCCTATTGGCAAAACTGAAAGGACAAATGAAATGAACAAAGGAAAAAGCAAGAACTACCAAGGCCCATGTTGGAAGGGCTACGAAATGGTAGGAACAAAAAAGAAAGGCGCAAAGACAGTGCCTAACTGCGTACCCAACACAAAGGAGAAAAAGAAATGAGCGACACGCAAACAACCGGAAACGCAACAAATCAACCAATCCCGCAGTATCCGCCATCAATAAACATTAATGGAGGAATGGGAGGATTTAATCCATTCGGCCAACAGAAAGAGATCGTCGATACGGTCAATCGGCTACGGGACAAAGTGATTGAGTTGGAAAGCAAGATCACTGTTTTGACTGCTCTCATTAAAAAATAGTGAGGCCAAGTAGCGAAAAACTTGGATGGGTTATCGATATTCTCACAAGGAATACAGAAGCCTTGACCAAACTTCACACACACGCACCAACGCCACTACAAGCGAGCGTTAAGGAAGTTAAGCAGGGAGTCGATGGATCAATCCTGATGTTGAAAGAGATCATAGAACAAAAGAAACGCAGAAAAGAAAAGGAGTTACAAAACAAATGAAATATCAGTTCATGGATCGAAAAGGCGGAAACACCTTGCTACCGGAGGGCGACTACAAACTTCGCTTTGTCGATGGCGAGTTCATGGTGTCCAGAGCAGGGAACGAAATGCTCAAGATCACGATGGAGGACGTGGATAGCGGGACGCAGATCACCGACTTCCTGTTCTTCACTGAGAAGAGCGCATGGAAAACGGACTCATTCCTCAAGTGTTTCGGGGTAGCACCGAAACGTGGTGAAGAGTTCGACTTGGACGAGGCATTCTTGACCAAGATTAAGGGCAAGGAAGGCGAGGCATTGATTGGCGTCGAGGAATACAATGGTGTGAAACGTAATCGCATCGGCGAGTTCCTGAGCAAGACAGTGGCAAAGGTTGAGAAGGATCCTGAGCCGGCCAAGCCCAAGGCAAAGGCCCAACCCAAGGCGGAACCCAAGCCGGACAACGACGAAATACCGTTCTAATGCGTATTAGAACCATCAAACCGTACTTCTGGAAGCACCCCCTAACGGGGAGGCTTTCAGGGGATGCGAAGTGGCTAGCGGTCGCACTGCTCAACGTGGCAGACGACGAAGGCTACTTCCATGCCGACGAGTACTACCTACGGGGTGAGGTGGATCCTTTCGCAAAGGACACCAAAACCATACAAAAAAGCCTAGATGAATTGGCTAACATAGAGTTTATTAAAATAGTAACTCACCCCAAAATGGGGAAGATCGGTCGGATCTGTAAGTTTAAGGAGCATCAGGTAATCAATAGGCCGACGGCCAGTTCTATAAAAGGCTACTACTTAGCTAGTAATACCCAAACTCACGGAGCGTTCAGTGAGGACTCAGTGACGACTCACACACAACTCACTGACGACTCACTGCCGGAAGGGAAGGGAAAGGAAGGGAATGGAATGGAAAGGAATAGGATCCCATCGCTTGAAGAATGGTTGTCTTATTCAAAAGAAATCGGATTCGATGAAAGCAACGCTGAACAGACTTACAACTGGTATCAGTCAAACGGTTTCAAGGTTGGCAAGAATCCCATGAAAGATTGGAAAGCGTGTGTACGCACTTGCCACTTACGCAACAAACCAAAGCAAGTGAAGTCACTCACAGCAATCAAACCACAAACCAAAACAATTCAATACGAGGAGGCATAAAACTATGGGACGCATTCTAAACGCACCATCGAAGTACTCGGCTCAAATCAAGCATAAGCCTATGAGAGTCGAGAAGCTGATCACGGTACTCACAGGCGAACCACACACAGGCAAGACCCACAGAGCAACCGACGCCGGCTACGCATGGATCTCAAACAGACCAAGAGCAACAGCATTGTTCCTGAACATGGAAAACTGGCTCAAGGACATCTCAGTGGCTTACCATGACAACAAACCAATCCAGTCAGTCCTAGACCTACCCACAAAGGTAGATCTGCTCATCATGGACGACCTATGGGCCAATGATCGACACCTGAAGGATCACAACGGGGGCCGGATCTCAGACCTGATCCGCAATCGCATGGACGCCGGCAAGACGACGATCATCACAACCAACTGCACATTTGAGGATCTAACCGGCTTGAACGTGGATCAAAGGCTACTATCACGACTCGATCCATCCAACGAGCATGCCAAGTGGATCATGTACAAGTCAGTCGATGCAACAAAGAAGGCACTCGAAGGGAACTGGGAAATCAAACAACCACTCTGGTACTACGATGCAATCGCAGTCGCATCAGACGTGAAGAAAGGTCACTCCGGATGGTCGATAAGCCTACTTTGCAATAAAATGCCTGAGGATGGTTGGATATGGCTCGAATCGATACTTACCCCTATCGAACTACAAACCGCACGGGAATCGGCATTGTTGCTCGATTGCGTGGCATCTAATGAGAAAGATGTTGCCAACCTGACAACAACTGACATAGTGGATGAACTGGTAGCAGTCAAAGCACCAGCAAAGGAAGCAGAGGTAGTCTGGTGAGTGAACCCACGACGTTAGCTGAGAAGATTGCGAGCAAGGGCCGAGAGAAGGGTTTGACCCGTTTTGGCCCACACCGAGCGCACATACGTGAGGGGGTGATGAACCTAAACCAGTCCGAGCTACAAGATCCGGAGATTCTTAGGAAGTGCTATAACGCTATCAATGAAGCACTTGAGGCTAAAGAATACTTGTGGAATAACAAGACGCACACGTATGACGAAAGGCCCGATCATAAAACTCGTTTAAGATCTGCGGAACTATATCTAGGTTATGCAGTTGGGAAACCAGTCGAGCGAATCCTCACGACGACTAAGCACATCAAGACTGAGGATGATCGTCTCAAGGATTTGACCCCTGAAGCCTTGGAGCTTTTGGCCGATAAGCTACGTAAGCATGGGCAAGCGCAAGCAGTTATAGAGAATGTTCCACGGGCCGAAATTGAAAGTCATAAGTAGTATGATAATCAACGAGATCTGCAAGCGCACCATACACTGTTCATTGTGCGACAAATCAATGTTTGACCCCCCTCCGTTCCCCCTTTTTGGCCGGCCTTTTTCCCCAATATATACGATTAAAAAAAGGTCGGGTTCCCGTACCCCCCCCCTTCGCTTTAATAAAAGCCCGTTTTTCCTACGGCTAATTCCGATTTTATTTTTTCTCAACTTTGCGTTCTCAACTACTACTTGCCCTTTCGCCTTCATGTTTCCCAAGCCTAAGGTTCTTAAAAAGGTTTATGTGACTTGCTACTGGCGGGGTGAGGATCCCGATACGTCGAGGCTACGTAGCTCATCAGGCCGGCGTCTGGTTAGCGGTCGAAGCATGGCGTCGGATCCACGGGTGTTTAATTACGGAACAAAGCTAGTGGTAGGGAACAGAGAGTGGGTTGTTGTCGATACCGGTACGGATGTCATCTCTAGGAAGGCATCTAGGGCGAATGGGCATAGGGGGGTTCCCGTTGTGGATTGTTTCTTTAATACCGAGCGTGAGGCTATGCGCTTCCTGCATGCGCTTCCTTCGAAGTGTTTATATGCGGAGGTCAAATGAGGGAGGGTTCAAAAGTGGTATGCGTCGATGACAGTTTTGAGACGGGGATTATCAACTTATACAAAATGCTTCCCATAAAAGATAAAACCTATACCGTTCGTGGAATGAGCGTCGGCGTTTCGACAACAAGTGAGGCGGGGGAGATTGCCGTTTATTTAGTCGGCCTAGAGAATCCGTGTTCGAATGTCCCTCCGTTTCCTGAGCGTGGATTTAGAATTGAAAGGTTTCGTGAGATTGAGGAGCCGGTTGAAGAAGCGGTTGAATACGCCGAGGAGATGTCGAAATGAAGGTACTACTTTCTAGGATTTTTTTTTGGATGGGGGATTCCGTTTATCGGTTATTGGGTTCGTTTGGTTTCGGCGGATGGGCTTACCAGAGGCTAATGAAAATATCCGTGGATCTGGATAAGAACGGGGATGTGTGGGCATTCCGTCCTTCAAAGAAGAAGTTTGGTAAATGGAAAACTGCTCCTTTTGGAAAGAAAAAAAAGAAATGAGAAGCTGGGCAGACCTTAATACGGGTTCGGCCTTTCCCCTGTATCGGGGGCTGAAAAGACAAGCTGGTTACTTGTCGTTCCCAGCATCTCTTTAAGAAAGGAAAAAATGAAAAAGAACAAGGACTTGGGAAAAATCACGTTTGGCAAATCTAGGAAAGTTAAAATGGTCGAGGTGGATATTACTTTTAACAAGAAGTGCGGGGATAACCTTTATAAGCAAGGGCTAAAGGAACTTAAGAAAGATAGGGAAGCAGTGATTTCGTACATGGTGCGAGTAGCGATTGAACGCATGGTGAAAGCAACAAAAACAAAAACAGGAGGCAAATGAAAAAAGAAGTAGTAATAGCAACATATAAAGAACCTGATCTGAGTTGGATTAAGGAAATACCCCAAGAATGGGAAAGAACAATTTACAGGGCCACGGATGGAGTCAGCAACGAGACTCCGGCCATGTTTGGTGATCTTCCTGTAATCAAGATCCCCAACGGTGGGAGAGAGGCGGGGCAGTATCTTTGGCACATCATTCACCGGCGGGAATCACTGGCAGATGTAACCCTTTTCTTGCAGGGGGATTTTTGGAGGCATCTAAAGATGTCCACGATTGAAAACATCTCAGATGAGGATCCTCGTCAAATGGCGTACCTAAATATCCCTAAGGAGAACGAGCATATTGAAGGCATTATTCATCATGAGGGCGGGATGGGCGAAAAGTTCCACAAAACTGCATGGGTAGATCATGCCCCAAGAGCCGGATCGTTTCAGGTCGGGGCGCAGATATGGGTGAAGAAAGAGCTAATTCTATCCGTACCTGAAGATGTTTTCAAAAGGTACTACGCCCAAAGGAACGAGGGGCATTTTGCACACATTCTTGAAGCCACATGGCATTCGGTGTTTGGGATATACAACAAAACATCAAAAGAATGATTACCTACTTGCCGGCTCCCCGCTGGGTTCTGACTCCGTTTGGGGAATCGCTATGGGTGGCAACCATTGATTACGGGATTTCTCATAACCCGATCTACCTAGTGGAAGTTGCGTCGAGTGGCGAACACCGGTGCATTGACATGAGAGAGATTCGGGGTTTGGAAAACAAAACATTCAACATTGATCGTCCGATCATGAGTAGTGGTCGGGATCCCAAACTATAAAAGAAAGGTAGGTTAGTAATGAGTCTGTATCAGGCATTCAATCGTAGCGTGGAGCAGGGCAGGACAGTGGAACGCAGTAACGTTATCAATATGGAGATTGCACGGGATGAGGCAATCATGGCACGGATCCAGTTAGTCGAACGAGGGCTAGAGGCTATTACCGTTTTATCGCATAGGATCGCCGGCCTAGAGGCTAGGCTTATGTCTGCGGAGAAAAACATGGCCGGTAGCTGGGGAGATGACTACATGAAGGGGTTGAGTGCCGGCTTGAATGCGGATCCGGTTGAAAAGGTGGAGGGGCCGAAGTTCGAGATCCCTGAGGATCTAATGTACAACCGCACCAACTACACTCAGAAGCCGGCTAATAAAACGCCCGATAAGGTTGCCCGTCGGTGGGCTATCTGGAAGGCGCAATACGAGTCGGGCATGAAGATCCTTCAGATTGCGAAAATGTGGGGTTGCGATCATGGCTCAGTCGCCTATGCCCGTTCGAAAAACTGGCAAGCTAGTACCGGATGGCATTCAAGATGAGGCCATTATATGAAACCAAAGAGGATCTTTCACGGGAAAGGGAAGTCGGCGAAGCGATTGCCGAGAAGTGGAAGGTCGGTATCGAAAAGTTGCCGATCAAGTACATTGTCGATTACGGGCTTACCCGTAACGAAAAGGTTGTTGCGTGGGCCGAGATTCGTTGCCGTTCGAAAGTATGGGAATGTCCTTTTATCTCAGCGCAAAAGTACTGGTCAGGGATCGAGCTTTCCAAAAAGTCAGGACTCCCGTTCTTCCTCATATTCTCTTTTCCTAAACTCGTCTGCTACCGAAAAATCGAGGAAGGGGAGTTTCCGGATATTGTCTTTGGGGGAAGAGGTCAGATTCGGGATTGGCAGGATCGTGAGCCAATGGTCGTCATGGATATTCAAGGCTTTACTAAGATAGATGTTGTTGTTAATCTGACAACATCATGGGGCGAACGATTACATCAAGTCTAAAAGGAATTATCCAAGGTGAAACGTCCATCCTCTACTTCTGGCCGAAAGACAAAACGAAAACGCACAAAAAAAGGCTACATCGCCGAAAACTGCGTAAAACTGATAGAAGCGGTCGTCGCCGAGGCGATTCACGAATATCGCCATCTTCGGGCCGGAGGAATCGTCGATAAACTTAAAAAAGTTGGATCCCTAAAAAAATACGGTTTCAGTAAAGACAGCAAAGTAACCACGATGCGTCATGACGGGGAAGTGGTGGATCTTCTTAACTTCCTAAAATCTCCTGACCTAGATCTGCTACTCCGGATGTGTCATTCGCCCATCGATGGATCTACGCTACGTAAAAGATTGGATAAGCCTTATTACTCAGCATCAGCAAGGAATAAAGGGGCAGACGGAGCTTTCTATATATGATCTTTTCCCCAAGGATCCGGTTTCTTTGCGAGGAGCGATTCAGGGGGGTTATCCCTGAGCCTTACCCAGCTAGCCAGTTTTTACCGGAATGGTACAAGAAACTTCATCACCGCACTGGCAATCAGGGGTTAAACAAGGGAACTGTCAAGAGGTGCGCCCCATTCCTAGATTCTCTTTCCGCCGGCTTCATTATTCCTCTGGCCGGTGACGTCGAGCTTGTCTCAACCGAGAAAGGTTCGATTGTAACAACGGATAGTGCCTTCCCATCGAAGATCATAGGGATGCACCAACCTTGGCAGTTGGGTGGCGAGGCCCATCCAACCCATCCGGCGCAACCCCTTAAGTTTTCAAACTTTTGGCATATCCATGTTCCCGCCGGTTGGTCTGTATTGTTTGTGCCTCCCCTAAACAGGGCAGATCCTAGATTCGAATGTTTTTCCGCAATCGTTGAATGTGATAAGTTTAAGAATCAGATTAACTTCCCATTCGTCCTAAAGGATCCGAAGTTCTCCGGAATTATTGAGCAGGGAACTCCGTTGGTTCAGGCTATCCCTTTTAAGCGGTCAGAGATGGGCGGGAGACATTCTTGCGGGACGCTAAGTAAGAAGGATCTTGCGGAGATCCAGAAAACAAAACTTAAGATGGACGCCCATGAGTCGTATTACAGGGATCAGGTCTGGAAAAAAGACGGAAAGAGTCGATGTCCGTTTCACAGGATTCTCGGTTTATGAGTCTGGATTCGGTAATCGAAACGAGTCCGGCACTCTGGATGGCAACGTCTGGAATCATTAAAAACAAGGCCGGTAATCTCGTCAGGCCCAAACCGAATGATTTTCAAAAGTTCGTTTCGGAAGTGATTGAGTGGTGTATTGAAAATAACGAGCGTCCTAGAATCGTTATCCTTAAGCCTCGTCAGAAGGGATCCTCAACAGTTTCCTGCGCTTGCGTTTATACCTTCTTGCGTCGTTTTTCAGGTGCTAGGTGTGCTTTGATCGGGGACGAGTTGGATACGTCAAACAATCTTGCGGAAATCTTCAGCCGATATGCAGACATGGACGATCATGCATGGAGCAACGAATGGTTTAAGACAAAGTTGGCATTTTCAAATGATTCAAGTTGCCACAAGGAAACTGCAAACGATCCACGGGCCGGCATGTCATCGACGTTTCAGGTTGTCTTGGCGTCGGAGGTCGCACACTGGAAGAAGCGTGGCGAACGGAATGCCGAAAGCGTACTCCTTTCGATTCTGAACTGCGTACCTGATGAGCCTAAAACTCTAGTCATTGTTGAATCTACCCCTAACGGTGCGTCCGGTGCATTCTACGAGAGGTGGCAAAAAGCCGTTTGGTTCGAGGACTTCAAAAAAGGAAAGAAGGGGAACGGGTTTATCCGTGTCTTTTGGCCTTGGTATAGCTTTGCCGATTCAGTCGAAACGTTGCCGGCTGAGAAAGAAGAGGAAATTAAGGCGTCTATCACAGATTCAGAGAGAAATCTGATGGGTTTGGGTGCGACGATACCGAATCTTGCTTGGCGTCGCCGGATCGTGGGGGAGAAATGCGGTGGAGATGCTGAACTTTTCAATCAGGAATACCCCACCGACGACGTTTCATGCTTCTTAACGTCAGGCCGGCCAAGGTTTGACCGGTCAGGGGTTGAGAGAATCGAGGTTCTGACCAGAAAGAAGCAGAGAACCGAGGGTGTGCTTGATCCTTCCGGCAATTCGGTTGTGTTCCGGCCCACCGGATCCTCCGAGGCATGGTTGTGGCTATGGGAAAGGCCGGAGTACGGTCGCCGGTATCTGATTGGGGTCGATACGATGACTGGCGCAAGTCAGGTGGCAGGATCTACAAGGGAGCCGGACTGTCATTCAGTGGTCGTGCTAGCGTCCGGTGCTTTTGTATCCGGTAAATGGATCCCGCCTTCCGTGGTGGGTAGGCTCAAGCCTCCTTGCAGGGTTGATATTGACGTTCTTGCCCTCTTCGTGGACAGGCTTTCGAGGTTCTTTGGTGGTTGCATGGTCGTTCCTGAGGTAAATAACTCCGGATTGGCCTTAATTGAATTGCTAAAGGACGCTCAAACGCCGATCTATCAGCGGGAAATCTTCAATTTACGGGAATCCAAGAAGGCGAAGGCACTTGGATGGCAAACAACCGAAAAGACAAGGACACTGGCGATTGAAACACTAGCCACGGCAATCAGGGACGGGGATATGGATGGTGGTGGAATCAATATCTATTGCCCGAACATCCTTTCAGAGCTTAAGACGTTTGTGATTACGGATTCAGGCAAGGCCGAGGCGATGAGTGGAAACCATGATGACGATGTTTTGGCACTATCAATCGCAGTAGCGACAATCGACGGTGCAACTCCATATCTTGCGCCTTCATCCACAAGAGGACTTCCGAGGGATTTGCTAACCGCAGAGAAATCCTTACAGGCAAACCGCAGAAGCTATGCTTGACGCACTAACACACGAACCTAATTCATAGACAAAATGGCCGAGTTTCCCCCAGCCCAGTATATTCAAGGTTATAGTGCAACGGGGAATACTATATCTTTCACGATTGCGGGAAACACGGGCAAGAAGGTTGCGAGCGTAACGGTGACTGATGGCGGATCCTACACGACGCCAACCGCTTCAGTTGCATTCTCCGGAGGATCTGGTAGCGGGGCTTCTGCAACTGTAAATATGGCCCTAAAGGGCATAACTTTTTCATCCACCGGAGCGTCTGGCTTAGTAGAAACAGCTTCACCAGAGTCAGTGTCAATACAAGTAAGTGGAGCAAGCGGAGCAAACCCTCTTTTTGGATTAGCAAGTGTATCTCCAAACGTAGATATGTTCTACGACATAAGCACAACTCCAACAGTCTCAGTTTCAGGCCCGAACGGAACATATTCCGATGCAGTAATATCTTCACTGGATAGCTCGTCAGGTCTGCATGTTGCAAGCCTCGTCACTCCGGCAACAGGATCGGGCAATTACAAGCGATCAGACGAATCATCCGTTCAAATCGTAGATTCAGCAAATACAAGCGTAGTTCTTGGAACTGCTACAATAAACGCAGACAACGAGGGACAATTATCTGACGATATTGTAATCCTTAATAGCTGGGCTACCGGACAAGCCAAAAGCACGCTACAAGGTTATTCCTTAAAACTTAAGTCGATTGAGCCATCGTTTGAACTTACTTCATTTACTAAGCCTACCAATACAAGCTATTACTTCAAAACAGATGGAACATCGGCCCCGTCGCTCTCAATAACAAACCAAACTCCGTATTACAATGGAGGAGCAACGTTCACTATCCCTTTGACTTCGTGTGTTCCCGCAACATTCACAGACCTTTACAATGGATTATTATTTATTCCTGATGAGAATGTAACTATTCGTAGGCAACATTCTGGGAACAATCAACCAACTGTTGCCACTGTCGCTAATGGTCAATCAACATTTACATGGCTGGGAAGCACAATGACATGGCAAACTGCCAGTGATAATTCTATCTATGAGGCAATATCAGTAGCTACTCCGACTGCTCCTGCGCTATATGAGCTTCGAATCAGAACTGTTAAATCAACTGCATCTCCTGAAATAACTTGGAATAACAGAGGAAGATATGACACCCAAGGTATTGAATTCGCTATAAACAATATACATACAGATCCGTCGTGTGAGACTCTCGCTACTAACAGTAGCTTCAGTTATTCTGTTGTTAGCTCAACAACGGCTCAAATAAGTACTTCATCTTTTGCAATCAAAGCACTCAAGATGCCGGTCGGGACAGCCTCAAGCAGAATTAGTGTAACTAGTGCAGGAAACGGATATACTGAACTATTGCAAGTGCAAAGCACAAACCTTAAAACAGAGGCAGATCTTACAAATAATGTGCAGTCGGGAAACTTTGATCAGAAACTTCTCCTGAAAGACTCTTCCATTCAGGGTAATGGAGGTATTTATGCGTCAGCACCAACAATAACAGTTAGTGGTGGAGGGATAAGCAACTCAAACGTGGTAAAGACTATTATCTACAAAGCTGATAATGTAGCTATAACAAATACTGGGTTGGACTATCTGACAAGCCCATCGGTATCCTTTACTGGGAGCGTTTCTTCAGGGGGTACAAATGCTACCGGAACTACGGCACTATCTGAAAACCCAGCTATCTCCTTACCCGATCTATCTGAAGCAAATGCAAATCCGACAACCGGAGACTTTCGTGTGATATGCCATGCACTTTGCGAGTTGATTGAAGGAATAGACACCAATTCTGTTAGAACAACATTCGAAACATCCCTACAACCCAGTTTTACAGGGGTCATAGAAAGGTACACATTTATCTTTGACATATCTCCTGAATCCGGAGAACTGGTAATGGATCCGGAGCCTTAATATGCCATACGATAAATCACCGACGACATTTTTTGGAGCAGGATATTCGTATTCATCATCGAACAAGAAGATCACGCTCAGTACAAACAATTCTACGCATGCAATCAAGCTAAACGAGCTTACAAATGCAGAGGCAAATCAAAGCACGGGCGATGTAAGAAAGCTGGCTTACGCTATAATGATGTTCATGAATCAAAGGATTGAAGAGCTTGGGATCAATAAACCCACAAAAATGACGATTGCTTCATCATCTAGGAGTGGTAGCAGTCGAGGCTCAATAGGAGGATTGCTTAAGACATTCGTAGTAACATTCTATCGAAGCAACTCGTCGCCCTACGATGTAACGGCAGAGTGATGCTTGACATGTGTTGTTGCCAATCTAACAACATTGTATGGCTGAAAACAGCAACTTCTCTGCGCCTATTGCGGATACCGGTTATGGGGCATATTACGAAAAAAATAGGGCAAATGAGATAGCGAAGCGTAGAAACAGCACAAGTGAGCGTCGTAGGAGACTGAGCGAAGCAGAAGAAAGCGACATAGCCTCTAAATCCTTGAGTTGGTACAAAGATCTCCCTGATAGGGATAAAGCACGTTATAGATTCGAGGCTGAAAAAGGTGCAACCGCTACGGATGCAGAAAAAGAAGCATTCAAAGCAGAATTAAGTCAGAGCTACGACTTGTCGGGACGTCAAAGCAAGACTCCATCCCCGCAACAACAGTGGAAGCAATACGATCAGAATGTTGGGACAAGTGGTGGTGTAATGATTACGAATAAGGACGGGAAGCGTGTTGTGGATCCAAGGTATAATCAGGATATTATTGATACATACGCAAAGAAAAATCCGACAACTGGAAACAATGCGAAACCCGTACCTGAGCCTTCGTCCAATAACGGGGAAGTTCAGGTGGCAGGGGTAGCAAACGCAGAGGGCAAGGTTGGCGGATCTCAACCGGCAGGATCGACTAAGCCAACCCAATCCTCCCAGCCGGCAGGATCTTCGCCTGAGCTTAAGGCCAAGGAGGACAAAGATAAAGAAGGGTACGGTTATACTGACTCCGAGTCATACAACGCATTTAAGAAAACACGTCCCTCTGCGGTAAGTGATTACGATACCCAATTCAACAAAAGCCCGATGGGTTCAAGATTAAGAGATATTCAGACTGCTCAGGATGGTTTGGCACTAAATAGCAGATACAACACTGACAATAGTGCCGAAAGGAAAATGGGTGATGCACGGGCAAGAAACGAGTACCAAGATGAACGTGAAAAAATTAAAATGGAATATGACAAGGGCATTCAGGCGAGTGCAAGACGTGACGAGGACGCAAGACAGTTAGCAAGCGGAAGAACACTTGGTTTTGACAGGGAACGTGAACGTACAGAAAAAGGGTATGTAGCTGATCGCACTGCCTTTGCAGACATCGACAAAAGAATGGGTGAAGCCCCTCAGATCGTTACCGGAAGAGAGCAGTCGGGGGGCATGGCAAGGACAACGATTAAGAATGCAGATGGTTCAGCAGGATCCATGGCAACAACGTCACAATCAACCGACGACAAGATTGATGGATTAAAATCCAATAGATACAAAGAGCTAGTTGCTGGTGGCATGGACGAAAAAAGTGCTAGGAATCAATCAACTAAGGACATTCAGCAGATTTACATGGCCGGCAATATCGATGATTACAACACAACAAATGGCAGATCCCCTACCAAGAAAGCGGATTACAATGCTCTGGACGACAAGGATCGGATTTCTGCGCTAGCTCGCAATAACTATGATGCGTCGAAGCTAGACTCCGATAAGCAGTACCAATCTGTATTAGCGCAACGAAGTGGCGACAAGAAGGTGCAAGACATGTCGAAGGACTTCGATAAGCAAAAGATGGAGATGGCGAGCGCAAAACCAGAAGTAGCAAAACCTTACGACTTCTTTAAGCAAGATGGTTCCGTGGACAAAAGCGCATTTGCCCGTGTTAGCGATAAGCCCCTAGAAGTTCCCTATAAAGACAACGCTCCTGCAAAAGACTCGAAACCAAGCACTCCTAAATATGAAGGAGACGTCGGCTACAATGGGCCTCCGGCATCCGGTGAAACTGCCGACGCAAACGATTTAGCTAGAAAGAAGAAGAAAAATCCAAACGAAGGGCCGATGGTTGCTTAAATAATATGGAAAACGACTCTCAAATGTTTGCAGTGCCGATGCAAACAGACTTTCCAGATGAATGGAAACCAAAGAAGTGGAAAAAGAGACTATCTGTCTCAGAAGCCAATAACCAAGGCGGGGATTGGGATGACAAGATGAAGAGCGAGGGCAGAAAATCGGAGAAACAGGCAAAGATGGAAGCAAATAAACAGGCAAATAGAGAATCAGCACAGAAACGTGTAAGTCTTTAATCCGTGAGCCTAGAAAACATCTTTGACGACTCAAAGGGAGCTAGTCGCCTACCTGACTCAAAAGGCGTCGGGATCGATCCAGTTAAACTTGAGGATGTTGATTTCGACCCAAAAGAGGCGGATCCGGTAGAACCAACTGGTTCTGCCATGGCTTATGCTAGTCCGGTAAATCCGAACCCTTCCGGAATAGATTTCAGGTATATCAAGGATCCTTACGCTAGGAAAAACTTCAAGAGCGAGATTGATTACGCAAACAAAGCGGATCAATTCAATACTAGGATCGACTCCGCCCAAGCCCAGTTGAAGGCTAGGGAGGAGAGGGCAAAGCAAGTAGCAGATGCCAAGGCTCAGAAGCAACAGGAAGCAGATTTTAAGAAGGGACAGAATAGTGAAAAGGAGGGGCAATTCAGGAAGGCGGGACAAAAGTTTTATACTGATGCTTTTGGTGATGTTCAGGCTCAGGTCAATGAAGAGAACAAGCCGATGTTTGATGCTACCCCTTGGAAGATCCAAAAGGGGTTAGACGGTCGAAACGTAAAAACCCGCAGGAACGAACTTGGCGAAGTAGAGACAGAGGATCCGGATAAAGATGCGCCTATCGCAGAATCCAAGATCAAGCCAAACCAACTCTTCCGGAAAAACAAGCTATCAGAGGATCAATTCGTTGGAACAGTCGATGAAGGTCTTACCTCTGGTGACGAAACGATCCGAGGTGTGGCAGAACAAGCAAGAGAGAAGCAGAACGACAATCTTCTTAAGGAAACAAGGAACTCGTTTGTACGCCAAGAACTCAAGGTTAAGGCAGATCTTGACGATCATAAACTTCAGATGGCCCAACTTGCCAAGGCGTCGCAGGAAAACGACATGCTTCCGGATTCGCCTGAGAAGCTAGCGAAGAAGGCTGAAATTGATAAGGCAATCGAGGACGGGGCGAAAAAAGCGCAAGCCTTCAGCGAATCAATGCTAGAAGCTAAAGTCCAGCGTGAGGATTTCGAGGCAAGTCAGAGTCTATCTGCTTGGTCAAATGCTGAGAGAGCAAGACTAGACTTCTTGAGTAGTGATAGAGGCGCAGAATACTTGAAGCGCAAGGGGATTGATAATCCTGAAAAGGATCAAGTTTTAATCGACATTCGCAATAAGCTGAACGAACAAGGCAGAAAAACCCTAGAGCAGTCTCAAAAAAAAACTGAAGATAGAACCCAGCTAGTCGGAAACACGATGATTGACGGGGGAGAGCAACCCGAATCATCCAAAAAGAGTCCTGCCTTGCCGATGCAGGAGACGGCAACGCTAAGAGAAGCTGACGATAAGTACGAAAAACGGGTTACTGATGCAAAGATTCTAGCGAACGAAGTTGCCACGAAGGAGAACGAAAAAGTACGGGCATTGTATTCGAATCTAAACGCTAGTGCCGATGCGGTTACTTCAATCGATAACCAACTCAAAGGGCTACAAGATCGGATGACGGAACTCAAGGCGATGACGGGTGGGAAGATAACTCCTGAGGTTGCCGGTCGAATCAATGCCTTGGCTCAACAAGCAGAAAACCTTAACCAACAGAGGCAGGGTCATGTTTCCAAGTACGAGGAATCAAAAGGGGTATTCGATAAGGAAGTAGGAACATTCGACGAAAAAGGCGGGTTTAAGTCGATTGGTACACGCATGGGAGCGATGTTTGACGCCCAGCGCAATCTTGAGAATGAAGCAAAAACGGCAGATCAAGAGAGGCGATCTTCTTACGAGTCCTTACAGGCAAAGGTTGAGCAACAAGAGAAAGTTAAACAGGACACATTCAAAACGGTCGTAATGCCCAAGATCGACAATGCGGTAAGAGCGATGGACGACAAGGCATTCGAGGCTTCAATGAAAGAGGCAAATGACCTTGGAATGGATAAGGAAGTTTCCGAATCCCTCCGGATGTACTATCAGCAAGCCAAAAAGAAGTATAACGGGAGCGACGCAGACTTTTGGGACATGGATGTTTTCAACCTAATGCTCCGCAGTTCGCCGGCCATGGGCATGCGTATGATTGGGGCGATGGCGGATATTGTTGCCGGTGAGAACGATCCTAGAACTCAGTTTATCTTTGGTGAAACTTACGAACAGAGACAAGCAAGACTATCCTCGTTTGGTGGGGTAGGTGCAGAAACATTGTCACCGGACGTAAAGGCCGGATCCGTCTCAATAGGCATGGGAGACGGGGCAAGAGAAGTCAGTTTTGGTGAGCTTCTAAGGGAAGCACAAAAAGCTAAGACCGGTAAATACGATAAGAGCGCAGTTCCGGATCCTTACAATCAGGTAATGATTGGCGGAAAGACCTACGATATTGGAACTACCAACTATTTCGTGAACAGCCTCCGGATGGCATCGGAGTACCTACGTAAAGAAGCTAAAAACGTCGAGGAGGCTTTACCGGTTTCCGAGCAGTTCCTATCAACGGATGTCGGACAGTTTGCTAAAGGTTTATCCGAGCTTCCGGCACAAATCGGGCCGGCCCTCATACCTTTCGTTGGCCCTTATCTAATGGGAGGCGCAGTTTCCGCAGGGATGTACGACGAGTACATGCAGGATGCGGAACAAACCGCTATTAAGAACGGTTCTGAGTTTGACAGGCTCTCGGCCCATCAAGGTGCATTGAATTACATAGCAAAAGGCGCACCGGCAGAAATCGTATCAAATCTATTAGAGATAAAACTTTTCAAGTTGGTTAAGCCATTATTTAACAAGATCACTACAAAGGCACTTGGGGATGCGCTCGGCGCAACGGCAGTTTCCGGACTTCTTGGTGGTAGTGCTGAAGGATACCAGCAATACATGTTAAACCGCACCAAGAAGTACTTCGACAACATGCCGAATGTCGATCTCACTGAAGATGTATGGCAGAGCTTCAAGATTGGTGGAGCAGTAGAGGCATTTGTGCCGGCTATGGTTGCCTTGGCTCAAACGGCTCAATCGCAAAACAAGAGATCTACCGATATTCGCAAGCTGATGGCAGATTTTGGAAAGGCCAAAGAGGAGTCGCTCAATGCGCTACCTATTGGGCAAAGGGTAACAAATCCTGATCTTTCTGAATATACCCCCAAAGAGATAAGCAAGCAGGAGACTCGGTTAAACTCTATCGACACACGGATTGCTTCTATCGAACTTGAGCTACCCAAGGCAAAAGGAGATAGGAAGCGGGATTTACTCAATGAAGGGGCGCAATTATACGCTCAACGGAGGCAGATTATTCCTGCGGTTACGGTTGGTGCAGAAATGCAGAACCAGATTCAGGAAGAGCTTTCTAGGTTTCCGGCTCAGACCGTAACAGACGAAAAGGGCAAAGTTGTATCAGAAGCAAAGCTAGGCCCAGTACGGGCATTGGCTAAGTATGCCTCAGGAGGAGAACTTTCGTTTGACGAAATGGCAGAAGAGCTTCCAGATGGATCTCCGGTATTTGGTAAAGACAAGAACGGGGCCGTCGTCGTATCGCAAAGGGCAATCGACCAATATCGAAATACTGCCTCGACGATCTCTGCTCTAGCTCAAGGTAGGAGCGTAGTGAACGCTCGGTCAATGCTTGAGCAGAAGCAGGATAAGGAAAAAGTAAAGACCGCACCGGTTGTTGCAAAAGACACCAAGGAGGAGGCCGGCAACCTATTCAGGGTGCGGGTTACGGACACGGCCACGATGCAGGATCGGGAGGTGGATGTTCGCTCGGAATCCCCCGAAAGGGCTAGATTAACGATTGCCGGAAGTCCCAAGGACTACGGATTTGATGGTGGAATTAGGGTAGGGGAAGCGATCCCCGTGGGTGCGGGTGACAATAAGCAGGGTGCAAATGTCGTCAAATCGACAACAATACCTCAAAATGCGTTTAGGATGCCCATTACAGGCAAGGAGAAAACATCCTTGGTAAGATCCATTCTGGACGCCCCGCCTGAGCGTAGAAAGGCTTTACAGAAGATTTCCGAGTCCGTCGGTGGACTGGTTGAAAACTACAAGAGCATGTTCGACTCGGTGGACTTCACCGCACAGGACAATATCTCCGGTGGCGTACAGATCCGATTCTCACCTGACGGAAAGACAAGAAAGCTGGCGATTAGCCTTACCGGACTGCAAAGGGAGCTTCAAGGAGCCGAAAACCCCGATCAGGTACTTCTTGGGAAGTTTGTCGAGGAAGTTACTCATTCGGTTGGGGTTCAAGTTGTTTCAAGGGAGGAATCACAAAATATCTCGAAAACGATGTCCCCGAAACTCCGGAGAGCATTTGTTGATTCTTATTACGCATCGGAAAAATCCGCCGGCAAACAGGGCAAGATTAGTTCTGATAGCGCATTCTCCGGTGAGCTTACCGATTTAGAACATTATGAAATAGGGCAAGAGTTCATACGAGCGATTGTCCAGAAGGATGAGCGTGTGTTGGGCTTCATGACTGAAGAGGCTCAAACAAATCCGGAGTTTTTG